CCGAATTGTTATTTTAGAACCAGCAAGCAATCCTAAAGAAATGAAGATACCAGACTTCCACGTTGCTACTACCAGATGGAACGTTGAGATGGATCCAAAATGGGACTATGGATTGCCAGAAAATAAATGGAGAATGAATGAATAAAAACATAGCAGTGATTGGCGCCGGCATTACAGGCATTACGACAGCATATTACCTTGCTAAAAAGGGTTATCAAGTAACTGTTTATGAGCAGGAACGCTATCCTGCTATGAGAACCAGTTTTGCTAATGGCGGTCAGATCAGTGTCAGTAACAGTGAAGTATGGACTACTTGGAGTAATGTTGAAAAGGGTATTAAGTGGATGTTCACTAAAGATGCCCCGTTATTAATCCGACCACGTTTAGATTATAAATTGTTCAAGTGGATGGCAAAGTTTTTATATCACACTCTTATGGGTGATTATGGTAGAAATACCGCGAACACTATTCAAATGGGTGTGGAATCTCGTAAGTTGTACGATGAAATATGTCAAGAAGAAAACATTAAATTTGACAGAAGCGATTCTGGTATCTTACACTTTTATAAAGATGATAATTATTTTCAAAATGCAGTTGAAGTAAAAGGCCTGTATAATGCCAATGGTTGTGAATGGGATTTGCTATCTCCGACGAAGACTCTCAGCATGGATCCTGCATTAGGCAGTATAAAAGGTATAGTGGGAGGTGCTTGGACTCCTGGTGATTGGGTGGGTGATATTCACAAATTCTGTTATGAACTGGCTGAAATTTTAAAAAAGAAATACAACGTTGTTTTTTGCTACAATTGTGACGTATCATTAATAGATTATCTATCTAACACTTATGATGCGGTGATCATTTCAGCTGGTGTGGGTTCTGAGAAACTAGCTAACGGTGTCGGTGATAGTTTGAATATTTACCCGGTAAAGGGATATTCTATTACGATTAATAACGTTGACCCTAAATACTTACCTAAAGTAAGTTTACTAGACGACCAAGCTAAGATAGTCACATCAACTTTAGGCAATAGATTTCGTGTTGCAGGGACCGCTGAATTAAATGGTGAAAACTATGACATAGTATCAGATAGAATTAAACCTCTTTTAAAATGGGTTCACACTAACTTTCCTGATATTAATACACATGATTATAGTAGTTGGGCATGTCTCAGACCAATGACTCCTAATATGATGCCTATTACCAAACAGAGTGACAAAAATAGTAAAGTATATTATAATACAGGACACGGTCATTTAGGCTGGACATTAGCACCATACACGGCAAAACAACTTTCAGAAATGATTTGATCTAGGACATACTAATGCAATATGTGATAAAGTCCGCGGATCAATACATATACCCTGAGTCTAAGTTAAAAAACTACGGATGTTATCGTATATCAACGTATTTTGAGATACATCCTTCGGGTGACATATCTATTTGTTGCTTTTCATGGCTACCTAAATTCTTCGGGAACGTATTATCCGATACTCCCGAAGAAATCTTACATAACGTTAATAGAGTTGCATTAGTAAATGACATGGACAATGGAAAATTTACAGAATGTAATGATCATTGCCCATTCATCAATACTATACTTAATGGAAAGCGTATACCCGGATATATAGTTCCTTTAGTCTTATTACCGCAAGAAAAGATTCGTCAGCCTATAGTTATAAACTTCAGTTATGACCAGTCGTGTAACTTACAATGCCCCAGTTGTAGAAATGAATTAATTCTATATGGGTTAAATGAGAACACGCAGTTAAGTAGAGTACATAATAAAGTTAAAGAGTTGGTCCAGTACTTACTAGACAAAGGTGAACAGTTGGTCTTGAATATAACAGGTAGTGGAGATGCGTTTGCTAGCCCTATATATTGGAACTATATTAAGAATTTAGATCCTAATCAAAATCTTTCATTGAAATTATTAACTAACGGTATCTTAATGACAGATGCACGATTGAATGATATAACCCATATATGGGATAACATCAGTCACCTCAATATCAGTATTGATGCTGCAACCAACGATACTTATTCAGTTGTACGAAAAAACGGATCACTGGATAAAGTGAAAAGGAACTTAGAATCTCTAAATGAAATCATAAAGAATGGGTCATTTAAAAATTTAAAACAGTTCCAAACCAACTTCACGGTACAGCGCAACAACTATAAAGAGATAGTAGATTTTGCAAAATGGCAACTTGAGTATAGCCATTTGACTAGTATTTACTTTAATTTAGTAGTACAATGGGGTCACTTGTCTGACTTTGTATTTCACACAGGCTTTGAAATGTCGGAATCAGAAAAGAAAGAATTGCGGGATTTATTACAAGATCCAATCTTTAACAGCCCTAGAATTATCTTGGGAAATTTACACAGTATAAAAAATTATGAGTCAACTTAAAATTTCAGAATTATTCTACAGTATTCAAGGTGAGGGTAGATACATGGGTGTACCCTCAGTCTTTCTTAGAACATTTGGTTGTAACTTTACATGTGCGGGTTTCGGCATGCCTAAAGGTCAACTGAGCAAGGAAGTAGAAGACATTGCCGCAAGAGTTCATTACTATGATGATTACAAGAAACTACCACTAGTTTCCACTGGTTGTGATAGTTATGCATCTTGGGACCCTCGTTTCAAACATCTTAGTCCTGTTATCACCACCGATTCTATTGTTGACAGTATTATGGATATACTTCCTCACAATCGTTGGGTAGATGAGCACTTGGTTATCACAGGTGGTGAACCTCTACTTGGATGGCAAAGAGCGTATCCTGATTTACTTTCAAACTCTAAAATGAGTTCATTAAAAGAAATTACTTTTGAAACTAATGGTACACAAGAATTGAATATGGAGTTTAAAGACTATCTATCTAAATGGAAAATGCACCGAGAAAAGAACGCATTAACCTTTAGTGTAAGTCCTAAACTTAGTATTAGTGGTGAAGATTGGGAAGACGCAATTAGACCAGATATTATTCGTCAATATGAAAGTGTTGGCTTTGCATATCTTAAGTTTGTTGTTGCTACAGAAGAAGATGTATTAGAAGCAGACCAAGCAGTTAAAGAATATCGGGCCGGTGGCTTTAGAGGTCCTGTGTACTTAATGCCATGCGGTGGCGTTGAAAGTGTTTATAGTATGAATGCTAGAAATGTTGCAATGGCATCAATGAAACGTGGATATCGTTATAGCGATAGGCTACAAGTACCACTCTTTAAAAATGAGTGGGGTACCTAATTTAAAAGGAAATTAATGAGTTATTTATTTACAAGCGAGAGTGTTTCAGAAGGTCATCCTGATAAAATAGCAGATGCTATTAGTGATTCAGTATTGGACTTAGTTATGGCGCAACAAAATTCATCGTTACGTTGCGCATGTGAAACACTGGTTACCACTAACCGTGTTATCGTAGCAGGTGAATACAAAGGTGTATTACACGATGAGGATGTTGAGAGTGCTGTACGCCGAGTTATCAAGAATGTCGGGTATGAACAAAAAGGTTTTGATTGGAGAACAGCGGAGATTACTAATCTGTTGCACAATCAGAGTGTAGATATTGCATTAGGAACAGATACATTTGGTGCAGGTGATCAGGGGTTGATGTTTGGTTACGCATGTAATGAAACAGATGTACATATGCCAAGTGCAATTTACTGGAGTCATCGAATTGTAGAAGAATTGACCAAAGTTCGTAAATCAAAAACGGTAGAATGGCTAGGTCCTGATGCAAAGAGCCAAGTAACATTTGAATACAATGACAATAATTTTCCCAAACGTATTGCCAAAGTTGTGTGCTCTACTCAACACGCTGAAGATATTAATATTGAAACACTACGTAGAGCCGTAGAAGAAGTAATTCGAGGAATACTACCAACAAAATTTATAGACAATGATACTGAATTTTATATTAATCCTACTGGGCGTTTCGTTATTGGTGGTCCTGATGGCGACACTGGGCTCACTGGAAGAAAAATTATTGTGGACACCTACGGTGGTTATAGTCCTCATGGTGGCGGTGCTTTCAGTGGAAAAGATCCTACTAAAGTAGATCGATCAGCAGCTTATATGACACGCTACTTGGCTAAGAATATTGTGGCAAGTGGTAGGGCAGATTGGGCCACTGTACAGATTAGCTATGCTATTGGATTAGAACAACCAATGAGTTTTTATGTTGAAACCGATCACAGACCACAAAGTCGTGAGTTAACTAAATGGATTCAGAACAATGTTGACTTGACACCCAAAGGTATCATTGATAGATTTGATTTGTTTAGACCTATTTATAGTGCAACTACTAATTATGGTCATTTTGGTAAGACTGGCATGCCATGGGAAAAGGTAGATTTGTTCTGATGCCACAGACACAAGTACAAGATTCATTTTATAGATGGTCTCTGGGAGCAGAACTTAAATTTGCTTGGCTCCCTGAGACTTGTTATATATCAGGAAAAAGAATTTGGTTAAAGTATGGATACCGCTTGACTAGACTAATCACTGGTCCCGGTGATACAATATTTGAACATAGATGGCACGATAAGAATGCCCATATTATATGGAGTTTGAAAAGATGAAGGAAAAGATTAAAGAAATTGCACTTCAAGCAGGAGGCAGTCATTACCCTGAAGTAGGCGGTGATTTATTGCAAAAGTTTGCAGACCTGTTATTGATAGAAGTAATTGAGGTAGTAAAAAATACACCCAAGCACTGTGCGTTTACTACATTTCAAGAAAAAATTGTGGAATGCACTATTGAAAAAAGTATAGAGACATTAAAAACTCACTTTGATATCACATGAGAGTATACGATAAACGAATTGGCTTTTTGGTAAGCTATCAAACATTAATACCACACGGTGGTATAGGGCAATTTGCTAAAAGCTTCTGTGAGTTAATGGATAGTCACAATATCAAAGTTGATATTATTACTGATAAAGAACCACAAGACACCGAGTTTGTCAAGTCATTAAAAGCAAATGTAATTGCACCACTTGAACCACTCAAGTATACCGATCATTCAAATATCTTTATGTATGGCGATACATTCTGCTATGAGCGTATGGCTAACTTCCGTAATGCTATTGTAGAAGCACTAGAACACAACCTATATGATGCATTCGTTTGCAACACGTATGAAACAGTGCAAGTAGCTAGTACAATGGGATTAGAAGATGTAATTCAAATCATTGCCTATACTCATTTAGAAAGTCAGATATTCAAAGACACTAAGAATCCCTTCTTGTTCAATACCAATGTGATGATGCGTCAACAATTAAGCACAACGAACATTGATATAGGAACGCAAAGTAAATTCAATCAACTACACTTAGATGAATCTTCATATCACTTACCTATTCCTATCACTGAACAAGAGTTGTTAACTGAATACAACGGTGACCGTGAAGGTGTATTGTTTGTTGGTCGTTGGGAAGAAGGTAAAAATCCTGAATTGTTTATTAACTTGATTGAGCAGACAGGTCTACCTGCTAAAGTAATGACTAGTCCCAACGGTGTTAAGAAGTTTGAAGATAGACTATCCAAACTAAGTGTCAAATATGATGTTCGTGCTAGTATAGTTGGACAAGAGAAAGTAGACTTTATTAAGTCTAGTAGAATCGCATTCAACCCTAGTGTAGTAGAATCATATGGTATGGCATTCTACGAGCAACATATTCAATTACCAACACTTGTATTAGAGAATCAACGCTGGACAAAGAACTTCAATGAAGATTTCTTCTATACTTGCAACAAGAAAACTATGGCTGAACGAGCAAAAGAATTGTATGATAGTTTTGAAAAAGCAGAAACTTATTACAACTTGGGAGCATTGAAACATTTTAATTTTATGGAAAAGCAAGTGTTTCATAAATGGAATGATTGCTTCCAAAACTTTGTACCTAGAAATTCAAACAGTAACACAGCAAAGATTTGCAACGAAACTACAGTAAAGCTAAGGGATTATATTACTGCATTGGGTAGAAAGATTATCTGTATTGATGACATTCGTAGTGTACTAACAAACAAACATAAATTTAGGGTCATTTATACTGATGAAGATACTTATTTGACAAAGGATCCTTCATATGAACCCAAAGATCAAGAAGAAAGTTTATTCTCATGGTAAAGAAAAAAATATTAATTACAGGTAGCTCAGGGTACATAGGATCACACCTATGTGAAATGCTAGGTGAACAATACGAGGTTCATGGACTAGATATGGTCGATCCACATGTACCGTTAAACGAATTCTATAGATGTGATATTAGAAAACCATTCTTAGTTCCTGGTGACATTGAATTTGATGCTGTAATTCATCTAGCTGCATTAGTTCGTGTAGGTGAAAGCGAACAAAAACCAATCAGTTATTACATAACTAATTTGAATGGCACAATGAATGTTATAAACAAGATTAAAACTAAAAACTTTATCTTTGCTAGTACAGGAGCTGCACAAGATTGTGAAAGTGCATATGGTATTAGTAAACGTGCAGCAGAAGATGTAGTAAAAGAATTTTGTACAAACCATCGAGAAACACCATATACAATCTTTAGATTTTATAACGTTATTGGAAGCACCGTCGTAGCTCCCACTAACCCCGATGGATTAATGTACAATTTAATGAAAGCACGTGAGACAGGTGAGTTCACTGTATTCGGTGATGACTATGATGTATCACCTGACGGTACATGTGTGCGTGATTATGTGCATGTAAATGAAATATGTGATGCATTAATGCAAGCTATCGAGAAGCCAAGTAATAGTATTGAATCATTAGGACATGGTGTAGGGTATACAGTTAACGAGATTATAAGTTTATTTCAGCAAGTCAATGATACTGACTTTGAAGTAAAATACGGTCCAAGAAGAAAGGGTGACCTTGCTAGCAGTGTATTAGAAGATGTGTCACCTTATATGCGTAATCTATATACAATAGAAGATTTACTGAAAGTTTAACGACTATAGTACTGATTTAATACATTGCTATTAAATCCAACATCAATGATGACTGGTTTGCCTTGATATAATCCCCAATTGGCTGGTCTATGAAAATCGGCCAATTCTACGTCAAATGAACTTTTTAATTCTGCAAGTCTGTTAACATATTCTAAGAATGTATCTGCATCCTGCTCACTAACACCAAAATGTTCGTTCTTGTCAATAATGTCATTTAGTATAGTTCTAGACCTAGTACCATATTCATTGAGTTGGGCTTGTGCCGCTCTAATTAAATCATTAAGTGACTGGCACTTCATTAAACTACACAATTGCTTTTCGTTTGCTTTCTGTGCTAACTCAGTATGTACCCAACTAGGTTCACGATTCTGTGTATCATAGTCAATAATAGGAATTAGTATTCCCATTTGACTAGCGTAACCGTCACTTAGTATGTCTGCCTCAACACTGTTCTGTGCTAGACCTTTAGCATTTTTAGCAATTTTCAATACTGTAGGGCGGCCTTGATATTCAATTGTAGTAGCGACACGACTAGATCCAGTGCCCAACTTCTTTGCTCTTTCTAAAGCATAAGCAAGTCTTGACTTGAATGAAGTGCTTTGCTGACGCATCTGTTGAGGATCCCAGTCAGCAGGTAGAGGCATCTCGTCAATAATTTCTTCATTCACACTAGGATCCCAGAACATAGTCTTAGCACCCTTTTGTGTTGGTTTGAACCCTTGCCCCTTATAAAACTTAGTTAGTTTACTTTGACTAACTTGTCCTTTATCCCACGGGAACAATGTAAGTGTAATGCCATCTTCTTTAGCCAATGCTTGAAGTTCTTTCATAGCACGACTGCCGACACCTTGACGCAATGGATATGCTTGGAACCATTTAACTTCTACAGCACCACGCTTACTGAAACTTGGAGTTAGTTCAAACACTGCAAACTGTTGTTCGTCGCCTTCACCCCAAACCATAACATGATTGTTCTGCATGGTATGTGGATACTTAGTATAGACTTTCTCAATCCATGCTTTAGCAGGTTGATTACCTGAAAGTGTAATCTTCTGTTCTTCCCAAACATACTCATCTTCACCACGATGCTTATCCCAGAAGCCTGAACCAGCTTTAGTTTGGTCATGGCTTCTGTTAATAATGTAGCCTTCACCCTTTAGATAATCGTACATTGCTTTAGCGATACCTCTATTGCGATAGTCATCATTCACCCAAAGGTCCTGAGGGTATAGTTCTTTGTTTTCTTTGACAAACTTAACATACGCTATAGGATTACCTTGTTCAAATGCTTTGAGTATCAATGCACTTTGATTGAAAGCATACTTCATAACCAAGCCTTTGTATTTACTAGCTTTGGCTTCCTCACTTAGTTTATTTTCAGGTTTATCATATGCTCTGCGATCGGTTAAATGATATTCCATACCGTTGTCTTTAGTATATTTCTGATATAAATCCCAATTAGGTAACAATCGTTGAATCATTTTAGCGTACAATCCAATACGACTATCTTCTTTTGCGTTAAATGTAATTTCTTCTACTCTATCAATACCATATTCTTTGATGAATGCGCGGGTGATATCAACAGCAGTGCTTAGTACTTGTGCTGAATTGCCCGTACCAGTTTTACCGTACAAGTCTAAATTATCTGGATCTACTTCAGGATTTCTTACTAAACGAAATTGTATTTCCCACTTCTTACGATTACTACCTGTAAATGCTTGCCAAAGATATTCTCTATCACCTACTTTAAAATATGCAGAGGCTATGGTAGCGCCTAGGCGAGACCACTTCCAGTTTGTTTTACCTGGTTGAAATACTTCAGTAACGAATTCATTGGCTCTCATGCGTGACCTCTAACTTTGTCAAAGAATGTTGGCTTACCTTGTGAAGGACCTTTAACTTCTCCGTGACGTTTATGTTGACTACCATAGTCATAGTATTTACCCACCACATCAAACCCCGGCTTAAAGAATATTGCAGCCGGAAAAGGACTAACATTCTTCATCATACCCACACGTTCTTTACCCTGAGGTGCCTCTTGTTTAGTTTTAGTTTTTCTGTCAACCTGTTGTAACCATGCATTAGGTTTTAATTTAACTAACCAAACATAAGGTTTTTCTATAGCATATAAGTCATTGTCATTTATATAAGTTTTTAATGGATAGAACCACAATGCAGGATTACCTTTACCCGCACCAATATAGTCTGGATAATAATCTGGGTGGTCAACATCTAAACTACGACCAAATTGTTGTTTAGCACTAAAGCCTAATTTGTCAATATCAGTAAAGCGAACAAAGTATTCATTGGGATTTCCGCCGTTCTTGCGGACAGTATTAATGATTTGATCCTTAACAGATACTTTGACTTCTGTTATAAACTCATGCACTCTCATTATTGCCCCGTCCACACCGCATATAAGCCAGAAGATGAATCGTATCCGCCGTATACTTTGCTTAGTTTCGTATCAACGTATGCTTCTAATTCTGTACCTGTTGTATTTGGTTTAACATCAAATGCAAAGTATTCATCACCGTATCGTCCACGACCAATGTGTTGTCCACCTAATTCACCCATGATAGTATCAATATTCTTGTTAGCCTTTGCTGGTGTAGTCATACTGTATGGACTGCGTTTAGTGTCTAAATCGTCTTCATCAAAACTAATGTAGCCCTTCATTTCAACTCCGGGGATACCAGCAAGACTTACCCAGTTCTTGCGACCACCTGGTGTTTGACTACTTCCAGCAAGTAATGGACGTTTCATAATAGTTAGTACAATTCCATACAATGCTTTGGCCAGGCCCACTCCGCGATAGTCTTCATCTACTGTGATAGTATCAACTTGTACTGCACCTTTAAGCGGGAATCCGTAGACAGTACTAACTGATAATTTGCCTATCAATTGCCCCGGAGCATTTAAATTAGCATTTAAATCACGTTGTGCTCTTTGCCAATCCCAAAGTCTACGGTCGTACACGAAGCGTGACTCTCCTCGGCCACGAACTGGTTTGGGTTGAACACCTCTTTCTTTTTGAGCAATGTAATCTGCACCGTTTGGATCCCAGAGTTTGATATCAGTGCCACCGAATCTACCTTCACTAGTAGAGTAAAGTAATCCACTACCACCGGGGAGTTTCTTTAGTTGCTTACCAATCTGTTTGTCATACAAGGCGTACTTGCCGCCCTCGTAGCCGCTTTTACTCAGGCGTTCTATTTCGTCAAGTTCTTGTGTTTCGTTTATAAATTCATTTGCTCTCATAGACTCTTACCCCAACGTGTATTAATTACATTCCAATTAATAATCTTCCACTGTTCTTTCAAATACTTTTTCTTGTCACTACCATAGTCTAATATAAAAGCATGTTCCCACCAATCAACTAATAACAATATGTCATTGCGTACTTGATGATTTGGTATTGTTTTAATCCTACCATCAGTCGCTAAGTATATCCAACCACTACCTTGAATCTTCATTGCTTCAACTTCAAACTCTGACTTCATATTATCGTATGATCCATAGTGTTTGTTGATAAAGCCCATCATAGGACCATTTGGTTTATTGTTGTTTCTTACTTCACGGAACTGAGGGAACAATGTGTTATGTAAGAATGCTCCTGCATAATTAAATTCTCTGTCACCTTCTTTGTTGTTATATCGTTCAGCATAACCATGCGCTAACTTGCCATAGTGTAAGTCCAATGTATCTTTTGATATAACCGGACTTACTTCACTTGGCTCAAAGTTAAGCTGAATGATTTCTATATCTTGAGGCTTTGACTTATCCTCAAGTAACTGAATGATATCACGCATTTTAGTGTCTTAGTAACAATGTTGATATGATGTTAGGGTCATTAGCACTGATATCACCTTCGCCCGGAGCAACGATAACATTGTACTTCATACCTGCAGGAATACTCTTGCGCTTTGCCATATATTCATCATAAGATAGAATACTATTAGCACTTAGTCCATATTCTTTAGCAAGACGTTGTTTTAGTTCAGGTAACTTGTCAGGTTGAACTTGCCATTGGCCACTTGCCCCCTTAACTAAGTTTTTCTTTTCATCCTTAACTAACAAATCTTGGAACATTTCATCTGGAACAATACGACTGTTCTTGGTTGTGTCTAAGTTAGCGTCTTTAGCTTTAACTTGTTTCTCTTGTCCCGTATTAGCACCTTCACTCCAGTTGATAATGAAGTTAGGTGGTTTCTGTGCAAGTGCGGCACCTGCCATCTTTGTGTAAGCATAGAACTTAACATCAGGATGCTTTGCAGCCATCTTCAATGCCATGTCTAAATATTCTGGACTAAAGAAGTCACCAGCATCATGCCAGCGAACAGTTGTTTGCCAACCATTAGGGAATTTCTTGTCGCCTTTTTTACCTGCTGCTTCTTCTTTACTAATCTCTGCACTTAACTGATTGAAGAAACCATCTGGATCATTCAATAAGTATGTTAGTATTCTTCCATCACTTTGCCATGCGGCTTTGAACTGAACTTTGCCACCTTTCATAGCGAAACAATCTACTTTACATGAACCAGCACCCGGACATGTATTGACAATGATTAGATTATCAGTTTGTTCGTCTACTGCGATACCAGTCAGTGCGGCAAAGCCAACGTTAAAGAACTGTTCAAACTCTCCGTTTGAGTGCTTCATCTTTTCATTTTGCTTTAGTAATGATTTTGGACGCTGTGATAATGATTGCTTAATCTTATCTTCATCATAAGTCTTACCATCTGGACCTAAGTATTCAATGATACTTGAACGATGGATATAGGGCATCTTGTACTTGTCTGATTTTGTTTTACCAGAGACATACTTCTCATTGCCCTTTTTGTCTAACTTAACTTGACCAGTCTTCTTATCAATATCATCAGTTCCTTTGATACGATTCATGTAGTCTTGGAACTCGTCACCACCAAACTCACGGCTTTGTGCTGGTAGTTTGGTAGCTTCATCTAAACCAGATAGTCTACGAATTCTTGCTAAGTGTTCTTCACTTTCATTCTGTATTGGATTACCTTTTTGGTCAATACCGGAGTTGGGTGGTAGATAAACTTGTTTACATGGCATACAGACTTTTACTTGATGTCCCATATACTTGCCACCTTGTAAGTCACCTCCGCACTTAGGACAATCATGTGTATCTTCTAAACCGCCCTTATGTTTTTTACCTATAGGAATAACTTCACCTTCATCAACTTCTTTTTCACCGGGCATGTCGCCAGCTTTAGCAACGAATTGCTGAGGTGTCATAATTTGAATGCCTTCTGGGGCTCCCGGCATTGATGGTTCGACACCTTCCATTAATTCTTTAAAGTTCATAATACTTCCTTCTTGTGTTTAGCTACCAGTTGTTCAGCTAACACAACTAATTCTTGTAGTTGTTCGATTGATTCGCAGTTCCAACGGCGTAATGCCTTATTGATTGGGCTATCCGGATCTCGTTTGGTCTTGGCACTTGCGTGTGCCTTCTTCATACCGCTCATTCTAGCACAGAATGATTTACGGCGTTTTGCAGCCTTACTACCCTTTTTTAACTTACTAGGCTTAGTAGTTACCGCAGTCTTTAGTTTACTACCCGGATTCTCTCTACGGTATGCTTTGACGGCTTTACGGCTCATACCATCAGTTTTATCTTTTTTATTGACTTTTTGCCAATCTTCATTAATGATTTCATTCACTTTCATTTTGGTATCCTAAATAGTTGACTTTATTGCGTAGGTATGCTACACTACATCTATTATTTATCACTTTGGACTATCTATGCACTCTTTTGACATTACTACTAAACGTATCGGTTTTGCGTGTAAATGGGTGGAAATCAACAAAAAAGGTGAGATTGTCTCAGCCGAGGGTCTTAATACCGGTGGCACTACACAAGCTTGGGCAAAGCGCAATAAGCGTAATGTTGTAGAAGAAAAGATTATGGATGTTGCTAAACGCAACATTATGAATACTCATGCTCTAGTTAAGCGTGTTGCTACACTAGAGCCAGGACTGCGTATGGTTCGTCTTACCAGCGACATGCTTAGTTTCTACACTATGGATGAGTACAAAGACTTTTGGCATTCAACTGATGTACAAAACAGTTTAGAACGATGGTTTGCTCCAATCGGTGAAACTGCACGGGCCAATAATGTTCGTCTAAGTTTTCACCCTGACCAATTCGTTGTTTTAGCGAGTGACCGTGAAGAAGTAGTAAATAAGAGTATAGAGGAGTTCGAGTATCATGCAGACATGGTTCGATGGATGGGTTATGGCAAACAGTTTCAGGACTTCAAAACCAACGTCCACATCTCAGGACGAAAAGGTCCCGACGGAATCAGAGAAGTCTACGGAAGACTCAGCCCCGAAGCCAGAAACACACTAACACTAGAGAATGAGGAATATACACATGGACTTACTGACTGCTTATCATTATCTGACCTCGTACCTACGGTCATGGACATTCACCATAATTGGGTACGTGAAGGAACCTATATTGACTGTAATGATGATCTTGTTAAAAAGGTTATTGATAGTTGGCGCGGTGTTCGCCCTGCTATGCACTACAGTGTTTCTCGGGAGGACGTACTTACCGGACACGACTGCAATCAATTACCCGACCAGGCAACTTTGATTGAAGCGGGGTACAGTAAACAGAAGCTTCGGGCACATAGTGATTACTATTGGAATGAAGCAGTAAACGATTGGGCATTGACATTCTGTGAGAACTTTGATATGATGTGCGAATCGAAGGCAAAGAATCTTGCCAGCTTTAAACTATACGAAAGATACAAATGTTTGACAAGTTAAAGAATTTATTTAAGAAACCTGAACCTGTAGTACAGAAAGAAAAGAAACCGCGCAAGACTAAAGAAAAGAAAGTTGCACCTGAACTTACAGAAAAAGAAAAAGCTACTGCGGCAGGGGAACCTTATGTGAACATTCTTAGAATGGATATAGACCCTAATGATATCAATAGCGGTTCAGTAGAACTTGATTTCAATGATAAGTTTGTGTTGAATCTTATTCGTGCAGGGTATAAGATGAAAGACACTGATACAGATAATGATATAGTAGACCGCTGGTGGACTAATTTGTGCAGAGCGACTGTTCTAGAAACCTTTGAACAACAAATGGCTGATCCGGAAAAAAGAGTAAGTAGCGACATGCGAAATGTTAGGACTAGAGATTTAGGCGATGGTCGTACTGAGGTAAGTTAAATGACAACATTAGGTTATTTAAAATGTTCTATTCCAAGTTGTTCTAACACCGTAGGACAACACAGTAAAACAAAAAATACTAACAAGCAAGTTTGTTCAGCCCATAGAACACACCGAAAAGCAGAGGTAGATAAATGGAAAACTAATCAAGGGTGTGCTAATAAGGATGGTCATTATGGATTTCCTTGTGTATGCACATCTATACTAGATCCATGTACACTTGATATTAATCATATTGACGGTGACAATGGCAACAGAAATTCTAGTAATATTGAAGTTTTATGTAAGATGTGCCACTCAGTAGTTACTATCAGAAATGAACATCACAAGCAGGCTAGACCTGACCGTAGATTAAAGGTGGCAGACACCGGTTTATTTGAGTTTGGGTGACACTACAAAGTGTTGAAAAACACAACAAGTTACTGGTTGACAATAAATGGGATATATGCTATAATAAACGTATTCAATAGAATAACGGATCAATTATGGCAGCTATCTCATTTAATCTTTTTAAGAACTCATGTGAGGAACGCGGCTACACGGACCGTGTCTACGAAGAACAAAATAACTGTGTACTTTATACTAACAATGGTGTAAAGTGTGAAATTAAGAAGAATCACTACACTATAGGTTGGCTTGCACGACCCGAAGACGTAGCCGAAATGCGTAAGCAACTTTTGGGCCAAGGCTTTACTGAGAAAATTGGTAAGCGTTCTGAATCTCGCAAAGATGCAAAAGACTTTATGAATATTCCTTTTGACGGGGATGTACTTGAGAACTTTTGGATCATTGTCGGTACCATTGAATCTATTACAACTATTGTACGCAAGATTCGTGGACAAGCTATCAAGCCCATCCCACGTGAAGTATCAGAGCGTAATATCTTTGAAAAGATTGCCAAGCGTTTCAAATACTTTATCGATAATGAAGATGGTTTCGGTCTAGAGAATACCCGAGCATTACTTGAAGGGGATAGTATCGATCACCTAATTACTATTGGTGAATCAGTAAAGCGTACTAAAGAAAACACATATCGGGAACACATTGTTCCCTGCATTATGATTTATAATCAAGCGGTTAATATGACTATAGAAAAACGTAGCGTAACTGAAATAGCACAAATGATTAAAAACAATTTGGCTATTGTATTGATTACAAACGAAGAAGCCGAATTACTAGACAATGAATTGGACATGCAAACAAGTATGCCCGAAAATTGGAAGTTTGGTGATAGCGTTTTTGCTAGGCTTGAGACTGCCGGCATTAAATTGAAATAATTTGACAACAATACAAAAGTATAGTATAATTATACTTTTACAACAGCGAGGATATATGACAACACCATTGACTTTTGACGATATTTTGTCTGATGCTAGTCTAGATCAGGACCAGTATGATTATCTACTAACAAACATTCTTAGCGCATGGGACACTGGTCCTGGATTTCTTATTCGAACATTGACAGCACCTATGTCAGCGGGTAAGACATATGCAATCGGACGTGCTACTATCCCTTGTCTTGCACAACAAAACCCATCAGCAAATGTGTTCATGTACTCTTCGCCTAGAGGAGACTTGACTAAAATATTCTATCAAGACATGGTAGATTATCTGGACTTCAAAGACGTTAAGTGTGTAAATGGAGAAGTCAAGGCATTTGTAGTATACGATGGTGAAGCAATGAGTGCCCTACTTGATGACATTGAGAAGGCTGCGAAGCGTGGCAAGACTGCCAAACAGGTAATAGGTAACATGGTAATTGTGTTGTCTGTAACTATTCAGTGGTTTATGACACACAAGCAACGTATGAACAAGTTGCTCAAGATTGATTATGCGTTTTTTGATGAAGCGCATATTGGATTGCAAATCGGTGAGGTGACCCAGGGTATGGTTAATCCCGACTCTGGTAGATACTTACCATCTGACTACGATCCTTCTTGGAAGCCAATGGCAGAAGAATTAGCCCGGAATGGCACTAAAGTATTAGCTATCAGTGCAACATTGTCAAAAAGTCAATTGGCAAGAACACCAGGTGGTGCAAATACTTTTCTCCCACTGCCCGAAATGCCAAAGCGTGAGGAAAAGCAATCTTTCCCTAAGGCTCATTTTGCCAACGATGTGTACTCCGTACTTGATAAGTTTAAAACTTTTCATCACACTCGTTTAGCAGAGACACTACAATTAATCAGTGCAATCGAAGAAAAAACTTGGGAAGAAGCAGAAAAGATTAATATCTTTCCTTTGCTAGGTCGTGTACTAACTAAAGCAGGGCAGAAAGGTGCAACAACTGGTATTTCATTATTTGATGACAACAAGTGGTTACATGATGAACTACGTGACCACGTAAAGTCATTATCTAATCCAGGCATCTTTGCAGTAACTACGTCAAATTATATTAAGTTTGAAAAGATTGTTTCTTCTTATTACAAGCCGGAAAAAGTTGACAATAAGCGAAAATTAGAACATGTTATTGAGAAACTGAATGACCCGATTAACGGGATGTATCCTGCAGTTCTGTCAGTAATGAATATGGGTAATGTCGGTATTAGTATCTTGGATATTGACTGTGTTGTGTATTTGACCTCACCTAATAACCCCGGTGAAGTTGTAGCATCACAAGTCCAAACTATGGGACGTGGCAATCGTTTCCCTTTTAAAGGAATGCGTAGTCACGAACAAATGCGTCAACTTATTAATAGTTTGAATATTTCTCTCAGTCAAAAATATGCTTTGGCCCAGTATGTTGTACATAAATGCGAAACTCATATTTTTGCAGTACGAACATCATTGATGGAACAAGCATATTTCGAGTATTCAAAGAAAACAATGACTTTTGATGAGGGTCTTCAATACTACATGAGTCACTTTACACCTAGCTCACCTTCATATACTAAACCTATTGCTAAACCCTCATATAAATTGAAGTATGACGCAAGTGCCCTAAATTCAACATATAAGAAACAGCACTGTGAATGTTGTGAAGTTATTGATGATATTGGTACGACAACTTGTGAGCGTGATATTAGGGCAAATCTTGAAAAGAGAAAAGGTCCCATGACCGATGAGGTGTGGAATAAGGTTTGGTTTAAGGTATTGAACTTGCACCACGATGATGTAAATCATCATAACTATAATCCAGACAATTTGATTACTGCTTGTCCAAATATGCATATGGCAATTAGTATCATTGAGGATCATGCTAATAAACGGTACGATTGAAATTGACAAAAACTAAATAGTAGTATATAATAGACACATGACACACCAAAATTACGCCCTCATCGATACTGCAAATACTTTCTTCCGTGCTCGTCATGTTGCATCACGCAACAGCACACCGGAAGAGAAGATAGGCATGGCCCTTCATCTAACATTGGCTAGTGTCAATCAGGCAGTAAAACGTTACGGCATTGATCACTGCGTATTCTGTTTAGAGGGGCGCAGTTTTCGCAAAGATTTGTATGCTCCATACAAAAGGAATCGTGTGGTTGATGCTATGTCTATTACTGAGGAAGAAGCCGAAGAGTCAAAACTTTTCTGGGACACGTATGAGAAATTTACAACTTTCATTAAAGAGAAGACTAATGTAACTGTATTGCGACATGAACGTGCTGAGGCTGACGACATGATTGCAAGATTCATTCACTTGCATCCATCTGACCACCACTGGATAATTTCAACGGATGGCGACTACGCACAATTAATCAGTGAAAACGTCAATCAGTATAATGGTGTGACTAACGAATTAATCACATTGAAGGGCTATTTTAAAGAATCGGGCAAGCCCGTACTGGACAAGAAAACTAAAGAACCAAAACTTTTGGAAGACCCTGAGTACGGATTATTCAAAAAAATTATCCGCGGCGATTCGGGCGACAACGTATTCAGTGCTTTTCCGGGCTGTCGTGAAAAAGGTACTAAGAACAAAGTAGGTATCCTTGAAGCATTTGAAGATCGCCACAAGATGGGCTTCGCCTACAACAATTTTATGTTGCAACGTTACACAGACCATGAGGGCAATGAGATTCGTGTTAAAGATGCATTTGAGCGTAACAAAACTCTTATTGACTTGAAGGCACAGCCGCAAGAAATCAAAGATGCAGTTGACCAGCGCATTCGTGAAAGTGTCCGTGTAACAAGTATTCCTCAAGTGGGAATTCACTTTATGAAATTCTGTGGACGCTATGAGTTAACAAAAATTTCAGAACAAGCAGAAACATATAGTAAATGGTTGAACAGTCCTTATACAGGTAATCTAGTATGACAACTTTTACTACTACTGGTACAATTTTTAAAGAAATACAACAACGTGATCCAGACTTTATAATGACTGATGGCATCAAATTAGTACCACGTGCGGCATTTAAAATTAGTCAACGTTGTCCTGACAATTATGCAAGTTTGATTGCTGAGTGTATCAATCATGGTTGGCTAAAGCCTGTCGCATATGTTAAAGAATCAGATTATGTTTGGGAAAAACTAGGAGATTGATATGAACGATAAAGATATGAACAACATTCTGTTTATTCTCAACAGAAGCCAAGAAGAATTAGAAATTTGGTGGAATAGCATGGATCAAGAGGATCGTGAATACGCTATGTGGATTATCAAAGCATATCGGGAAGAACTAGTACGTATGCAAGAAACGTATGAAGACCTATGTCCAATGGATAAGAAACAAGATTTAACACTGGCAAAAGAATATTTGAAAAAGTTTCAGCTATGAAGAAAGTTTATTATGAAAAAAGAGGTCGTAAATACTATCCTGTTGCTGAGTATGATAGTGATTACATGGACAGTTTCCCTAAAGGTAATCACTTGGTCATGTGTTACCCTGGGGGAACCAGCCGCCGGTTTAACGTGGAACCTAACTATGCCGCGATGATTGCCGCTGGTCGCGTTGCTGAGGATGCTATTTGTCGTGCTATCAGCAAAGCCGCAGAACTACGTCCAAAGAGTACTCCTATTACAGAAGCACAAAAAAAGGCATGGGCTAAGTTAGCTAAAGAAATGGGTGATGAACTATGCACCCTATATGGTCTTAGCATTCATGACTGTGCCGAAGCAGGAGTAAAGGCTATGCAGGAAGAAGCTGATAAACTAATGACGAATCCAGCAGTAAAGAAAGCGTATGAGCAATTTCAATTAATGTGTGAGTTGACAAGGGAACATAATGACACGTGAACAAATCATTACTGATATGTGTATATCATATCGACATGATTATGGGCTTGATAGAAAACCCGACGATGCCCCATGGGTCGCCGGCATGACGCCTGAGGAACGTAAAGGTTTGTGGGATACAATGGCACAAATCTATGACAATAATATTGCACCGAATATGATTTTAAAAAATGGCAAGTCTAGCTGAATATTTTGAAAAGAATCGTTATAAGCCTAAGTTTGAGTTTATGGCTAGGGTAACGGGTATGTATGGCAAGATTCGTTGGGTAGGCAGTGTAGGTAACGATACTGTTATTAGTGAATTAAACGGTCCCGAACTACATATTCATTTGGATTTGCCATTAAAGATTGACGGCAAGTATACTTATGTGTTAATATGTAAGCATAAGGGTGTGACACGATTAACAAATTTTGATGGCGAAATCGTATCAAAGAAAAGGAAATAAACTATGACTAATAAAACACTAATAGCAAAACCAGTAGTTAAAAATCAATTTTGGATTGTAACGGATGGTAAAGAAAAAGTAGGTAATGTAATCGCAGACGGGTCTGGATTTGAAGTTAAATTGAATGGTAATAAAACGCATTACAAAAACACAAACATTATTAAAAAAATAACAAACATAGAGTTTGAGTCTACTAAGAAGGTTGACAAGTCTACACATAATTTACCTTTTAAAGTATATCCCACTACCAGTAAAGTTTATAACTCTATACTAGACATTAAACGAAAGATACATTTATTCACTACTTCACCCAATAGTAAATGCTATCATGCGGCAGGATGGTATGTAATAAATCAAGGCAATGATCCTAAAGTAATATTTTGTCCTAAGTATATTTTTATACAACGCTATCCATATCAAGGCCCTTTTAAATCTGAAGAAGACGCAAAAAAGATGATAAATAGTGCATGATACACATTAAAAGATTCATTGATAAAATTTCCTATATGGAAGGTAAACAAGGCAAAGACGTAGTCCTGCCAATTATTGATGCCAGAGGATTAAGGGACGAGTTAGTTAAATTATTAGCAGACAATTATGATTTAAAACAAGAACAACCGATTACTGAACCTGTCTTTCAAGTTGAAGTAAAAGGCGGGACATTTAAATGAGTAGAACACAACCAAAAATATTGTTAGAGTTAGTAGATAAGCAAACATATAAATGCGATCAAATTGTTGAGGCAGCAGGAATATGGGCTGTGTTTTATGATAACCAACCTATCAACTTGAAATCACAGCATTACTTAGATAACGAAGCAACGCCTAAATATAAAAAGACTAGTTTTAGTAATCCTGGTCACGCCCGTAACCTCTGTCGTAAGTTAAACGCACAGTTTAAAACAGATAAGTTTACTGTTATCTTTATGAATTCTGGAAGTTGCGTATATCCAGATGACCAAACGTAAATCAATTAAAGAAACTATAACAGAAGTAGTTTTTGCAGAGATACCCAAAGAAAACAATATTTGGATTGAGTATACCATTGATGAACTATTACCTAAATGGTGGTTTACTGGTAGGAATGAAGGGTTAAGATTGACTGACGTAGGAGCTACAGCCTTTCAGTTGGCGCAGATAGAATTCTATGATATCGAATTCAAACAACAGGGCAGTAGCTGGTATAGTTTTTTGATAGAAGTAAATAATAAAATCAATTGTCCTTATTATTTAGGTTCTGGAAAAAAATTAAAAACTGGTAACAAGAATGCATACATAAGATTGTATGATAGCAAGATTGCTATGCTTATAAATCTATATGGTTCATTAGAAGAATATTTAACTGCTACACGGAGTAAACATGACAGAAGACAAGAAAAGTAAAAACCCATTCATTAACATGGCTAATGAAGCGAAGAAGAATAATCCAGCGTTTATCACTGGTAAAAAAAATGAGAAGAAGGCACCTAAACCAAATAAGGGTTTTGGTGGTTCTAGTGTGGTTCGTAGAACTGGTCGATGCGGTTAATACCAAACACCTTCGTTGCGCATTCGTCTAACAAAGGTTAAATAACTGCTACATATTCCATAGCACTTTAATTTTACAGTGCTGAATAGCCCTCTATCCTGTATTTCCGGAAGAAATATTATGCTATTATTATTTACGGGCACTGTGCCTGGTGTAATGATTTGGCCACCACTCGTAGTAGCATTGTTACTTTCGGTGTCGCTATTGAACCAAAAGTAATTTGGATATAGTGAAGTAGATTGCCCAGAAATCCATGTTTGCATATCAGTATTTCTTGCATTGATCCAAAACTTATTACCTCGCAAATAAGTCGCTGAAACTTCTTCAGTAGGTTGCTCATAACCTACATAAAGCTTATCATCCATCCTCCATACGTCAATCAAACAAGAATAACCATTGTCTAATGCTTTCCCGATCTGACCGGTAGTATTGGCATTCTCAAAATTTTGCCCATCGTAGATTCCTTGATAAGATATATATAACATAATATATATATTTATGTCAACAGAATCAATAGATGCCGCGTTATATATATGTAGACATAAAATCTACTTCATTAACATAAAGGAAACTTAAAATGAAAAATATCGCAATTGCCCTTATCGCCTCTTTCAGTGTCGCTACTGCCTTCGCACAAGCTGCCAAGCAACCAGAAAATATTGGTAAAACAGCACCGGCAGCGACTCCTGCAGCTCCTGCAAAAGCTGAAGCACCAAAGACTGAAATGAAGTTGGCTAAGAAAAAGGAGGACAAGGCTGCACCCAAAGCAGACGCCACCAAAAGTTCCACTGCCAAGACAGAAAAGGCTCCAGCAGCAACTGCTCCTAAGACAGACGCCAAGCCAGCTAGCAAGTGAGGTAGATGATGACGATATTTACGAGATAATCATCCTAGACTTACATCGTAGTTATAGTCGTCCAAAGCTAATTAAAGCCAAAAATTTTTGGGAAGATGATCAGGAATTACCCGAACGTATAACCAAAAGATTAGCTGAGATTAGAGACAAGGCTCTACGAAAATATCGTGAAAATATGATATAATACTTTCATCAGGTAATAAATACTTGTGAAGTTAGGGTTCTTCATAAAAACCCAATTTTTAAACACACACATAGGAGATATAAAATGTTTAACACAGCAACTTACGCCGTTATCGATGGCGTTTCAGACTTCAAAAAGAAATTCGTAGAGACAACAGTTCAACACGAAGGCATCAAAACAGCATTAAACGGTTTCATCGATGCACAAACAAAATATACTAAAGCAGCCGCAGACGCAGGAATGCAATCCGCAATGGCTTTGGGTATGATTTTCACAAGCAAAGAATTCTACACAGGCTTAGCTGACCAATATAAAGCAATGGTTCCAGCTTTCAATACTACAAAATCAAAGGCTAAGTAATTATGAAACTTTTAGGAATGTTAATGGCGTTCCTAGGTTTCTCTACAGATACCTACGGAACAGAATTAGAAAAATATATAGTCGGGCGAAACCCACAATGTGTAGGTGACATAGAGCGATTGACTCACGAGTTCCATCGCAATCAATCTGATTGGAGATTTCTATGAACAAAATCAAAGAATTTTTATTCAGTATACTTGAAGCTATTCAATCTATTAAAGAATACAAAGCAAGTAAGATGAAATGATCTACGTTCACCACACTAACATATACAAAATTCATGATTACAGTCAACATTTGAAAACGTTGACTAATGAAGATAAGATAAGTCGTTTTGGTTATCCAGTGTCCGATCACTCAATAGATCAAATGATTTTAAGTATGTGCTACAATCCCAAAGACCATGAACTATGGTATGCAAGGACTGAAAATCAACGTGTGGGTTGGGGACATTTAGCAAAAAACAATGACGGTAGTTGGGAACTTGCCGTCAGTGTACAACGTGATTATCAGCGTCAAGGCATTGGAAATCAGATAATTACTGAAATGTTAGCGTTTGCCAAATTTCATTCTATTTCTGAGATTTATATGAATTGCATTGAGGATAATCGTGTTATCCAGCATTTAGCTTCAAAAAATAATATGAAAACTAAATCACGTGGTGGTGGGGAACGAACTAGTTCTATAGAAGTTCCGCCACCTAGTCCATATGAAGTTAATAGCCAACTATGGAAAGAGCACAATGAAATCATGAAAGAGTATATTAAACTACGAAATAGATTGACCGAATTGTGGGCTATCCCTACTATGTTACCAAAATAATTGTATAACGTTTCAAACATGTTATACTAAACACACACAAACACTTTTAAGGAAATACAACATGTCAGATTTTACACCAAAACTACCCGAAGTTAAATTTAATAAAAATGGTTATGAGCTACGCACTGATATCTTAGCAATGGCTAAAGACATGGTTCAGCAAGAATACTCTATGAAATTTCACGGCTGGGAAATGTCAGCAAAGCGTGATGAAAAAACTGGTCAACTTGTAAGTACCGTTGCTATGCCAGAATTCCCCGGTCTAGACAAAATCCTAGAGACTGCTGAAAAGATGTACGGATTTGTTAATCAAAGTACACAGTCTAAAAAGTAATACTTTCAGTTCTAATAAAAAGCCCCTTAATTGGGGCTTTTTTGTGGATTGACAATAAACAAAATTGGTGTTATAATAGATATTCTTAGACGGAGATTATATGAACAAGCCTGAAATTAATGAAAACAATTTGCGTTTCTTACAGGAAAAACTTCTTAACGAAGGTGTTCCGGGTCTTAAGCGTTGGTTCGATGGGCAAGAAAAATTTATCCAAGACTATATGCTGGATTTGATAAATCTATACACATTTGAACTACAAGATATTCGGCAAACCCTGTCGGGAAAAGTGTACCTCTCAGGAGATGTGCTTGACAAAATCAAGCACGGATAAATCTTTAAAAGGTTGACAATAAATCACTTTGGGTATATAATAGAGTCTTAGACAGTCAAACAACAGGAGTTAAACATGAAAGCACTTCAAGCATATATCGACCAGAAGAACAAATGGAACGCTATCTTTAAAGGTCGTCAATATGAAGTCAAAACTGCTAAAGGTCGCCAGGAAGTTGCTGACAGTTTGGATGCTGATTTGAGTCCTGAGAATTTGACTTGTGATGGTGAACTGCCACGTAGTCAGGTTCAAGCCCGCTATCGTGCATTGACTAGTGCGGCACGTGATTTGCAAAAGTTGGATCCATCTGTTAAGTTTTACGAATTCGCCTAAGGAGTAGTCATGGCTCGCTATCAGAAACCCGTAGTCAATTTCAATGCCGATGATGTGTGGGCCGCGGCTGTTCAGGCACAACGCATCAATGGTAGGTATGTTAAACTGAGCATGATCTCCGAATCAGATCCTGCTATCAATCAACAATCTAACCGACAGATTGTGAACAGTCTCTTGGCTGATCCATTCACTATCACAGACGAGTATCGTGAACAAGGTAAAAAGGTTCGTGCTTTCTTTCAAGCATACACCTTCAAAATTTTGCAAGGCAAGGCACTGAGCGAATTCAATAACACTGCAATGTTGATTGCCAATCGTGATGTGATTACCAGTGATTATGATGTAGCCGTCATTACTAGTTTGCCATCAAGCTATGAGCGTGGCGTTAAACAACAAACAATAGAACAGCGTATTAATTTTGCACGTGGTGGTTATGTCGGTACAGTTGGCAATAAAATTCAAGTTGCCAATGTTGAAGTATTGAAATGTGTATATTCGGAAAAGTGGGGAACACATTTTGCTACTTGTATCACTGGTGAAGACCAAGTGTTGTTCTTTGCTATTAAAAATAAACTTGAAGTTGGTAATACAATTTCTATTCAAGGCACTGTAAAGGCACAGCGCAATCCTAATACAACCCAATTCAATCGTGTAAAGGTTATTGTATGAACGAACGAATTAACCAACTTGCCAACGAGGCTGGACTGCAACCGTTTGAAGATTGCGGTCCAAAGTATGTGTATAAAATGGAAAAGTTCGCCGAGTTGATTGTCAGGGAATGTGCTCGTGTGTATTGGAATATTGATGACAGTGAAATACACGGTGAGTATGTTAAGGCGCTAAAGAAACATTTCGGAGTTGAAGAATGATTGAATTATTGGCACTTGTATGTCTTATTGGTCCCACAATAGTTGTTCACTATTTGGGCAAGTAATATTTTGGAGTTAAAAAAATGACTAAATTTCTAGTAGGTTTTATTCTTGGTATTGTCGTATCGACAGTTGGCTTTAGTGGTATCGCTAAAATGGCTGACAATGGTGTAAACAAAGTTAAAGAAGTAACACAGGAACAGGTGAAGTAAATGGGACTTGATATGTATGCTTATGTTGGTCGTCCCGGTCAACGTGATGAATTTTATGAAAAGGCTAATTGGGATGAAAAGACCAATGAGTTGGTAGGCCCGGTAAGTAGGCCAGTAGAAATTGCTTATTGGCGTAAACATCCTTCATTACATGGTTGGATGGAGAAACTTGCGGAACGAAAAAATGTAAAATACAACAGTTTCAACGGTGTTGAACTTGAACTAACTTGGGAAGATATTGATGAACTTGAACAAGCGATTCGTCATGGTCAGCTTCCATTCACTGAAGGATTCTTTTTCGGTAAGCCCGCTGACAATGTTTACTATGAAGAAGACCTCAAATTTTGTGTTAATGCTAAAGCAGAATTGTTTCTAGGTCTTAAAGTGTTTTACAACAGTAGCTGGTGATGAAAGTATATCAAGTTGCGGGTTATCCCAAGAGTCATTATTTTGTCAAAGACTTTCAAGAGTTTCTGAACATAATGGGTTGGATGAATAAGAACGATGTAGTTTATCTGCATGAATCCAGCAGCCTTCATGGTTATGGATTCAGCATTAAAAAGAATTTCGAATGGTTTAGTCTAAGATGGTTGTAAAATACATTACAAACAAATACGATTCAATCAGACTGCCCTACAGCGAAAAAATGTTAGAATGGTTATTGGCAACTTATCCTAAATCAGAATATAGAGTAGTAGAATGAACCTGTCAAAATACAGTAAACATAAACTAATGCAAACATTTGCACGTTGGGATGTTCCTAAGGAGTTTGCTGAACCTTTCTACAACTATCTTGTGTTTGGTTACACTCCGGGCAGTTGTTTCACAAGTGTCCTGGCTAATGATTTTGTAAGTGCAATCTCACGCAGTCACCCCAGTAATACTATCAATGCATTCAAGGCTTTGGTAGGTTGGATGCGTGATACTATGCCAGAAGAAGCGTATGGTAGTTATGAAAAGGTCAAGGCTTGGGCTGGAATCAACCCAGAACAGCGTAGAATTATTTTAGAGCACACTGGTTTAGTCTTTACTAGCAAAGAAGAAATTGTAAAGATATTGAAGGATGAGCCTTCAACCGAACCTCATTTATATTAAGGAAATATATGGCAATACTATATCGTATTAGACCAGTAGATAAGAAATCTATTGAAGCATTTTATGATGTTTACAGCAAAGACGAACAGGGTAACATTCGTAGTTGGAGTGTCACCGAACTATATCGTTGGGGTCAAGGATTTGTTGAGAACGAAGATGAACTTCCATATAGCGATGACAGAGAACATTCGGTTGATCCTCAAATTGGTTGGGGTTGTGAACTTGAGGACCTTTGTTCAGTAGATTTTGAGTTTGATGATAGTTTTACAGAAGAAGAAAAAGAACAAATTGAAAATTTCTGGAATGACGGTAACCCAAATGATGAGTATGAAAGATCGGGTGCAGCCTGGTTATATGATGGTGACCATAATTGGCAAGTTGACTATGATAGTGTAACTATATATGGTCCTTATAAGGTTGACAAAATTGACGAAAACGAGTATAATGAATCTATTGAAGAAGTTGAATTAAAACCCCGTCCACCTTTTGAAGCAACAATAGCGTGGCCATTCTCAGGATAAAATATGTCAGCAAGTTGGATTAATAAATTAAATGAATCAGATAGCCGCCTGCACAAGGAAGATGTTATCAAACAAGCATTAGAGGCAAGCGTCCTAGGTAGTACAAACAGTCAAGTATTTCTAGGCTTTCTCAAAGCCTGTTATAACCCCTATGTAACTTTCGGTGTCAAGCAAATTCCTGACACAGTTGGTATCACTGATGCAGAAAATCCATGGAGTGAATTCAACGAATTGATGCTACAACTAAGTCAACGTAGATTGACAGGTCATGCCGCACGTGATGCTATTCAGGAAATGGCAGAACGTTTTGATAGCAATGAATGGAATAAATTCCTTGCTCCTGTATTGCGTAGAGACATGCGGGCAGGTATTAGTGATAAAACAATCAACAAAATTTGTAAAGGTACTGATTACGAGATTCCAATCTTTGGCTGTCAACTGGCAACTAATAGTGAAGGTCGCCCTGAAATGAAGGGTATCAAACGTCTTGAACCTAAACTAGATGGTGTTCGTGCATTGTTTATGGTAATTCCTAGTGACGATGGTGACATAACTACTATTTGTTTTAGTCGTAACGGCAAACAGTTTGATAACTTTGGTCACATTGAAGAACAAATTCGCAGTAACTTTTTGACGTTGGTTCGTGCATGTGCAGGAGTAGATCAAGGTCGTAGTCTAGTCGATGGTTTTGTACTTGACGGTGAAGTAATTGGTAATACATTCCAAGAACTTATGCGACAAGCACGCCGTAAGAGTGACGTTCAAGCCGATGACAGTGTGTTTAATATCTTTGACATTATTCCACTACAAGACTTCCGTCGTGGTCATTGGAATGCTCAATTGCGTAAGCGTATTGCACTATTAGATAATATGCGACCTGTGATTCACAATATGCCTAACGTTGAACTACTGCCACATATCATGGTAGACCTCGATACTGCGGCAGGTAAGGATCGATTGATGCGTTATGCCAAAGACAATGTGAATGCAGGTTTCGAAGGCATCATGATTAAAGAGTTGGAAGCCCCATATCAGTGTAAGCGTAGCACTGATTGGATGAAGTGGAAGCCCACTATTACTGTAGACTTGGAAGTCGTGGGTGTTGAAGAAGGTACTGGTCGTAATGTTGGACGTCTGGGAGCACTTGTTTGTGCAGGAGTAGATGATGGGAAAGAAATCTCAGTCAATGTTGGTAGTGGTTTCAGTGACGATGATAGAGATGACTATTGGACTAATCGCAATTTGGTTATTGGTCGAACTGCTGAGGTCTTGTGTGATGTGATTACACAGAACCAAGATGGTACTTATAGCTTGCGTTTCCCTCGCTTTGTTCGGTTTCGTGATGACAAATGACCGACCGTAAACTAATTGGTTATACAGAACGGGAAGAAGGATTTTATCCTTTGTATGCGCCTGGCGAAGGTTATATTGTCACCCATGCGTTTATTCTTTGTAAGTATTGTAACGGCGCCGTCTATCATTGTATGGGTCCACGCCATGATGCTGTATGTTTAACCTGTTATGAGAAAGATCCAGATGAACGAACGAATTAAAGAACTTGCTGAACAGGCATATCCACACGACAATAATATTAATATTTGGCGTCATCATGAAAGACTGGAAAAGTTCGCCGAGTTGATTGTGCAGGAATGTCAGACTGTTGTTGAATGGGCAATCAGCGTGGATTCCACTATTAATCGAGTGCCTGTATTGATTAAAGAACATTTTGGAGTTGAAGAATGAACAAACAACTGATTAGAGATTTAGCCATCACAGGTGGCATATATGATTGTATCACAGATCCTTACGATAAGTTAAAGAATGGTGATCCATACAGTAGTGTAATGGTTGATTTGGAGCGTTTCGCTGAGAAGATTGTGCGTGAATGTGCCGCAGTTATTAACAAAGACTGTGAGTTACAGTTTAGTGAAGGCGTTACAACTAATCTTGGTGGTTTGAACCAAGCGAGAGAATTGATTTTAGAACATTTCGGAGTTGAAGAATGATTAAAGTTTTGCTATTTTTTGTATTAATTTTTGTACTATTCTTTTTGGGTATCAAAACCCTAAGAAATATTACAGGTAAAGAGGCATTAGCCTTGACAAAAATTGTAGGGTATAGTATACTATGTGCTATACTGACGGTTGCGGTATTAATTTCAATCGTTGTTATTTTTTAAGGAATCATATGCTTAATGATCGTTGGCTAAGGCCCTTGTATTTTGCTTTGGGCTTTGTTGTGTGTTTTTTACTTTTTTCTACTGGAGTTATTTAAATGAATCGTGTTATTAAACTTTCTATTGTTGCTGCCGCAGTTGCACTTACTTCTGCTTGTACCCGCATTGAAACTGGTGAGGTTGGTGTGCGTGTGGGCTTTGATAAGCAGGTTAAACCCGGTGAACTAGAGCCTGGCACATTCAATCAGGTTATCATCGGTGATGTTCTTACTTTCCCCTACAAGGATGTCAACGTGTCTATTGACAACATGACTCCCGTGGCTAAAGACAACAGTACCATGAAAGATGTGGATGCTGTGATTGTCTACAACATCAACAAGAATCAAGCCGCTGAACTCTACAGTAGCAAGAATCGTAGCTTCCACGCAGAACACAAAGGTGATGTGTACTTGATGTACAACTATGTTGTCCAGAATGCCCGTAATGCTATCTACAAGGCTGCACGTAAATATGAAGCACTTGACATGGCAGACAATCGCACTGAGATGGAGAACATGATCAAGGAAGAAATCACCAAGAACCTTGCTGAAGAAAAGCTAGATGGTAGTATTACTATCACACAGGTTATGATTCGTAATATCACTCCTGCTGATAGTGTTGTTGCAAGTGCTAACGAACTGGTTCGTAGCAAGAACGAACTCAAGCAGAAAGAAATCGAAGTTAAAACTGCTGAAGCAGAAGCACGCCGTATGGCTGCTCTAGCTAATAACTCAGCTAGTTCTATTGCATTCATGAATGCTCAAGCCGCTCTCAATATCAGTGAAGGTATCAAGAACGGCAAAGTGCAGACCATTGTTGTTCCTAGCAATATGACTAGTTTGATGCTACCAAAATGACATTCAACGAGTTTGCATATTTTATATGTGGCATCATATGGGGAGTATGGATCATACGCCCTATTGTAGATTTAATAAAGAAAATTTATCAGAACGCTAAGGAGGCGCATAATGGTAACAATTGTAAAACATGAATGGCATCAACATGATCGCCAATACGCAATTGAACTTGATGAAGCACTATTAAGTGAAATCTATCCTGATAAGGATGAAGATGAGATTAAAGTAATACTAGATGGTATTGCTGATGGTACCTATGACTTTGAAGATGTACTTAATGATGCTTACGAAAATGATGTAGAGATTGAGTGGGACTTCCAGTATGATGACTGCTGGACTGATCGCAAAGGCGGTTACGATGTTACATACGAACTAGGCGACGAAAACAGCTGGCATCACGAACCTGAACCCGACCCACCAACACACAAGTGTACCAATTGCAAGTGGGAAGGCAGTGAATACGAAGCTGATTGGTCGTGGGAAGATAAAGACGGAAATGAGATAGATGAACCTAGAAAGGTGTGCAAGTATTGCGAGAGTGATACTGAACTAACTGAGTTTGGTATTCAGAAAGAAAAAGAAAGTGCTGAACGTACGGCACGTTGGGCTAAAGAAGCTTCAGAAGATGAAGAATTGGTTGTTGGGGCTGATTTAGAAGCAGATTTGGAAGAACTTAAACGTGAGTTTGAACAACTACCGGTGGCCACTCCCTCTGCTAAATGGCCCTTTGAATATGGCGAAGATGAGAGTTCATTGAAAGAAAGTTATCCCGAAGATACATATACAATTCGTATCTGGGGTCGTACCCGTGAGATTGGCGTACATAAGATTAAGAAAGCACAATACGAATATTGGAGTAGTGAAGAACACGAAGGTGATTTGAGCGATGCCCTTAATGAGAATTACGATTACGATGATAACGAGACTCCTAAAGCGGCACGATTTGATCTGCCTTATTATGAGTACCAAGACAAGATTTCACTCTGGGGATTTGACCAAGATGATACTCACATGACTATTGAGAATAGCGAAGGTGAGACTATCTATGAGGGTGATTTAGAATCATTCTTTAGTGAAGCACACGGTGAAGAAGATAGTCTTTATGATGCTACAGAAGAACAGGAAGAACTATATCCAGAGTATCTAGGTAAGGGTTATTGGTTGATGTGGACACAAGGTGGCAAGGGTAGTTGTATTCAAACAACTATTGAAGGTGTGTTTGAACCTAAGAAACTTAAAGCATTATACTGGGATGTTCAAGGTACATCAGTCACTACACGATTAGTGTATGACGGTGTTGAACTTGATGACGAAGGTATGGATAGTGAGCATGACAACTGGCGTGGTCAGTGGTCACAATTTGATGTATACCATAACAATAAATAATAACTATGACACATGAATTAGTAGGTAAATCATTTACATTTGAAGACGGCGCCAAGATTGAAGTTATTCAAGTTAAAGATACCGATGAGGACAGGGGTGATAAATTAGTTACGTTTCATGTGACAATTGGTCCTAGTGTTCCTAGAAAACAAGTAATGGCTATTCGTGAATTTATGGAATATTATAGTCATTTATTTGACGTAGACACAGACTAAATATTAGATGCGCCTTAAATTTTTATCATTTTCTAATATTACATTACTTGTTGCACTATCACTTAGTTCAGTAGCGGCATGGTATAGTATTATAGGTTTAACCGCTATCTTTGCAGGTGCGGTTATTCCTGTTATCATTATGGGTGGTATCCTTGAAATAGGTAAGATCACAACCACAGTATGGTTACATAAATATTGGCATCGTGCTAGTTGGTTACTTAAACTCTATCTAGTTCCCGCTGTTATTGCACTTGCTCTGCTTACTAGTATGGGCATTTTTGGCTTCTTAAGTAAGGCACACATGGATAGTGGATTGGTATCCGGGGATGTGCAAGCTAAACTAAGTCTATATGATGAAAAAATAAAAACACAAAGAGACAACATTGAACTAGCACGTAAAGCATTGACTCAAATGGACAACCAAGTTGATCAACGTTTAAGTCGCGGTGATAGTGAAACTAGTGCCGAACGTGCTGTACAGATTCGTAGACAGCAAGCCGGTGAACGTAGTAAATTACAAAAAGATATTAGTGATGCTCAAAAAGAGATCGCTAAACTAAATGAAGAACGAGCACCTATTGCGGCTGAGAATCGTAAAGTAGAAGCAGAAGTTGGACCTATTAAGTACATTGCCGCATTGATTTACGGAGACACTAGTGACAACAATACACTAGAATCTGCTGTTAGATGGGTTATTATATTATTAGTTGTTGTGTTTGATCCATTAGCTATCGCACTTGTACTTGCGGCTAATGCAAGTAAAAAATGGGATAAAGAAGAACCTGTTAAAGACGAACCAGTATACGAGCCCGATGACGGGCCACTAACCGATAAACAACTTGTACAAGTTCAAGAAACTGCTAAGGAAGATTTGCCCACTGGCGAGTTAATTACTAAATCAGAGTTACTTCCAGATGAGCCTATCGAGTGTCATAAATGTGGTACAATATTAATGGATGCTCCTGGTATCGGACTGTTCTGTCCTAACAAACAATGTGATGTAATAGATAATATTGAGGGAGTAGTTTGGAAATTTGTTGCACCTGAACCAATCGTGCAGCCTGAAAAGACACTAGCAGAACTACATCCTTATTTGAATCAACCGTTTAGCCACTTTAAAGATTTAATTCCAATAGTGTACAAACCTGAAGTTATAGTTGAACCTAAAGTTGACCAAACTGTAACTGCTGATAACATAGAGATTGTTACGGATGGTGTCACTGTTGAGAAGAAGGCTCCTGAAAAACTGTACAAGGAATCAGAAGGTGACTATGTGTTGTATGATGGAAAATCTATTCATATTGATGCATTAAAAAGTTTACACCCAGAGTTGTTTAGACTATCACCGGATACTACCGGAATAAGCACGGGATTTGGAATTAAATTTCCTGAGCAATCTAGAAAAGGTGATGTATTCACCCGCGTGGATGTGTTGCCGAACCGAGTGTTTAAATTTGACGGTGCTAGATGGATCGAGGTCAACAAGAACCAATCTGATACCTATTTGCATGATCAAAAGTACATACAATATTTGGTTGAGAAACTAGAAAAGGGCGAATACGATGTTGAGTTACTGTCTGACAACGAACGTGCCCAAATAGAACAACACTTACAGAACCAAAAATCTTGATTTAAATTCAAATATACGTTATAATAAACTATTATCAACTATTTGGAGATTTAAATGAAACTCACGTTAATTGCTATTGCAACAGTTATTGCTTTGGCAGGATGTTCATCTGCTAAAAAAGCAACAGTGGAATCGGCACCCATCGAAGCACTGAATGCGCAAAAACTAAGTTCTAGTTTCAAACGGCAAGGTATCAAAATCGAATGGGACTGTAAATATTTTACCGGTGTATTTGATGCAACATGCATTAAGAGTGATATCAAAGCAATCGAAGTAACAGGTTATGCGCCTTCATTTGGTGCTAGTGAGGTCATGCGTGAGACTGCATTCAAAGTAGCACACGACCAAGCACTTGATAAGTTGATTCGTTTTGTAAAACAAGATATTTCATCAACTAGAGTAACTACCACTATTGCTAAGAATATTGAGAAGGCAGAAGATAATATCAAACGCCGTATCAAGCGTGATGAAGAATTCGAAATGACTGACGAAGAAGCAATGAAGGATACCAACATTGCTGTACGCAAAAATACCAGTGATACAGTTAGAACAATGACTGACACGGTACGTACTAACGCACAAGGCATCGTCAAAGGTGCTAGAACCATCAATGAAGAAATTGTAGGCCCACAAACTGTTAAAGTTGTTATCAGATGGGATACTAATAGTGAACGGGCAAGCAATTACTTGCGTAGTCGTTTCATTCAACAATAATGAAATTTATTATACTATTGGCAAGCTTTTTGCTTGGGGGTTGCGCTACTACCTCTAATAGTGACATTATTAGAGTATCTGGTGTAGGTGCTACATCTGAACAGGCTAGGCACAATGCCTTCATTAAAGCTATTGAGTATAAGATGGGAAGTCTTGTCTTAAGTGAACGAGAATCGCATAACCTCAAATTAATGAAGAACGAAATTTCCGTGTTTAGTTCTGGCTACATTGACAAGTACAATATTGTATCCGAATCTACTAACGGAAAGAATATAGTGGTCACTGTTGACGTTACTGTTTCTGATAGCAAGATTAAAAATAGATTGTTAGGGTCAGGTACGAATATAAAAGAATTAGAAGGACATCGGCACACAGTTCAGCATTCATCTTATATCCGAGATAGACTTCAAGGTGACAGGATTCTCGACACTGTTTTAAATGATTATCCTACGAAGGCATACTCTATCCGTCAAGGTATGCACGAAGTTAGACTAGATGCACATAGAAACATGTTATTGCGAATCCCATACTCAATGAATTGGAACTACAATTACATAGTATCACTTAATGAAGTATTGGGTCTTTTACAAGATGGTAGCAATGGATTCATGCAGCCATCATCGGGTACAGTTACTGTCATGGCTAAGGACCCTAACAATTTGTTGATTGGTAAAAAAGAAGTTTATAAATTTAATGACATTCTGCGTGTTCATAAAATTAATGATTCATTTACTGGTTACAATGAAGCTAGAATTCAACTATCCATAAAAAACAAACAGCTGGTAGAAGTATATCGAAATTGCTATGAGAGTAATTCTATTAATGGAAAGAAACCGTCGTACTATGTATTGGGTAATAACTTTGTTTTATACGGTAACCAGCAAGATCAAGGACTAATAACTCTACCTATTTCACCTAACTCAGTGTTAAGTGCTGTACTTAAGGATGCATATAGAGTAGAATTATCAGTTGTTAAATTAGAAAAATGTTCGACAAGACACTAGGAGATAAGTATAAACATGTCAAATGATACAAAACTAAATCATTGCTCCTTTTGTGGTAACCACAAAGACGTAGTAAAAAAATTAATTGTAAGTGAGAATGTAGCTATATGCAGTGCTTGCATAGAATTATGTAACCAACTAATTGTAGACGATGTTTCTGAAATTGAAAACAAAGGAGACGGAATAGTATATGACCCCGAGTCTATCAAAGAGTATTTAGATAATCATATCATAGGCCAAGACAATGCAAAAATGGTGCTAAGTGTTGCAATTGCTAATCACTATAAGCGTATCAATAAACCGCCAAAAGACTTGGAAATCTCTAAAGGTAACGTGTTGTTGATTGGTCCTACAGGTTCAGGTAAAACACTATTAGCAAAAACAGTAGCAAAATATCTCAACGTGCCTTTTGTAGTGGCCGATGCTACAAGCTTGACTGAAGCAGGATATGTTGGTGACGATGTTGAATCTATGATTAGTATGCTAGTTAATGCTGCCGGCGGAGACCCGAAATTAGCAGAACGTGGAATTGTTTTTGTTGACGAAATTGACAAGATTGCACGTAAAAGTGAGAGTGCTAGCATAACACGGGATGTGTCCGGTGAGGGCGTTCAGCAAGCACTACTTAAGCTAGTTGAAGGAACTGTATGCCGTATACCTGCTAGCGGTGGGCGAAAGCATCCCGGTGGAGACATGCTAGAAATAAACACAAAAAACATATTGTTTATTGGCGGCGGCGCATTCGTTGGACTCAAAGAAATAATTAATAACAGAGAACACGGTACTAGTATTGGTTTTGGCGCTGAAATCAAAGACAATCGCAAAGAAATAGGATTAACGAATGTTACCCCTGATGACCTAACTAAGTTTGGTATGATTCCTGAGTTTATCGGTCGTTTTACTACAACAGTTAGTGTTTCTAATTTGTCTAAAGAAGAAATGATTGAAGTATTGACTGGAGTAAAAAATAATTATATTGACCAGTACAAATACTTGTTAAGCTTGGATGGAATCGACTTAGAATTTACAGAAGATGCAATTGAACAGTTAGCTGAAAATACCATGAAGTTAAAGACTGGAGCACGAGGATTGCATACTGAAATTGAGAAAGTGCTTATGCCGCACATGTATCATACCAAGAAATATAGAGAAAATAATATCAAAAAGATAAATATTAATCAAGCTCAAATATTACAGCCCAAAACTTTACTATGATACGAGGAAGAAAAATAATTGTTGTAGACGGTAACACTGAGAAAGCACTACGCAAGTTTAAGAAATTAATCAATGACGTAGGCTTGCTTCAGGAAGTCCGTGACCGGCAAGAGTTTATTAAACCGACGGTAAGGCGTAAGGTGGCAAAAAGCCAGGCTAAACGTAGATGGCAAAAATATTTGCGTGACCAAAGTCTTCCAAAGAAAAACTTTTAAATTACAAAATAATAGATTTTTTTGCGTATTTTTACTGTAATAAATACGTGTTCAGATGCCGATGGTCGGGTCTGAAATATGTCATCTTGCTTAAAAGGAGAAAAAAAATGACAAACAACACACTAACCCTTCGTTCCTTAGACATTCCGTCTATTCACAAATTTGCAGTAGGTTTCGACAACATGTTTGACGAACTACTACGAACATCCCAAGCTAATACAAACTATCCCCCATACAACATTGTCAAACACGGTGATGACAATTTTGCTATTGAGTTAGCTGTTGCTGGCTTTAAAGATGGTGAAATTAACATTCAAGTTGAGCGTAATCAACTTACAGTTAAGGGCGAACAATCTGTTGATTTAGATAACCAAGTTGAATATCTACATCGTGGTATCTCTGCACGTAGTTTCTCACGCACATGGACACTAGCTGATCATGTTGAAGTTGCAGGAGCCAAGTCTGAGAATGGGATTTTGACAATTTCTTTAGAGCGTAAAGTCCCTGAAGAACAAAAACCCAAGACTATTGCTATTACTTACACTAAGTAATATAATAGAAGTTCAATAAATAAGTGTGCGGGGGAACTCGCACACATTACTAAAGAAAAATTATGTCTAAAGCTGATACTAAAATTAAAATCAAACCAAATCTTGCACTCGCAGAACCTCCTATGTTTAAAATCATCTATATGAATGATGACGTTACTAGCATGGAATTTGTAGTAAATAGCTTAATTGAGTATTTTCAATACACAGAAGACACCGCTACTAATATTACACATAATATTCATGACCAAGGTAGTGCCGTAGTAGCAGTTTTACCTTATGAGATTGCAGAACAAAAGGGAATCGAAGTAACTGTGTCTGCACGTAGTCAAGGATATCCTTTGCAGGTTAAGGTAGAATCAGAGGCTTAAATCTATATCAATTCGTTTAGCCCAATAGGGCTTTCTTTTATAATATGAATTGTTAATATAGTTGATATTATCTATGGTAGTATCAACTGTTTTATTATAGCTTCCGTAAACCCAGTGAGTCACTTTCTGCTCACTGTCTCTAGTTAATATTCCAGAAGCCGACATTTGGTCTTTAATATTGTTTGGAAGTTCTCCAAAAAATAACTCCTCGCTAGGTACAGCGTGAGTAACGATTATAATCTTTTTTACATCTAAATGTAATTGCAATCTTTCTAAAGTCATACTCATATAGGATATGTCTTCATATCTATAAGTATCTTTTTTTAATTCAGTGAATGCATCTTGTTCAGCGGTATTACCGTACCAGCATGTGGCACCCATAATTGCAGTACCATCTACTACCACAACATGATTGTGTAATAATGCAACTGTCTTCACCGAAGAACAAATTTTGTGAAGGTCATCTAACCTATCAGGAATACGATCAATATCCTTTAGCTCTAACGAGCCCGGAATATAAAATATTCCCTGATAAAATCTTGACAGGTGCATAAGCGTTTGATGTATAGTTCGCAAATCATCACTGATATTTCCTGCGATTATACAGTACAAGCTAGTTGCTTTGTTTTCCCAGTTAAAATTTTCATCAGGGGTTAGATTTAAATCACTTAATACATCAAACCCTATTTTCATCAGGTTTGGGGTTTAGTCTTTGTTGCTCTAGGCTTTGCCGGTGCTCTAGTTTTAGCTGGAGTCTTAGCTTTTGTTGGTGCTTTGACTTTTACTGGGGCTTTAGCTTTTGCCGGAGCCTTAGCTTTTACTGGGGCTTTAGCTGGTGCCTCAACCGGAGTTTCAGTTGCAACCGGGGCAGATGTTTCTACTCTGTCAGCAATAGGGCTACCTAGTTGAACTGGCGGTGTTTCTATCTTGTAAGGTGCAACATCTTCTGTTTTCTTGTCTTCACGGACAAAGAACCACCAAAGTGCAACGCCAAGTACTAAAACTGCTATAATAATTTCCATTTGATTTCTCCTAAACATATATTTAATCGGAATAATACATTAAACTTTTTTTCCAAAGATATAAATACTACATGTTTAAAAACAAGTCTTTACACGAATTGATGTTAGAGGATCTCCCTAGCATTAGTAAGCAAAAGCGGCTTGTGTACAGAACCACTCCGAAAGAAGTTGCCGAACTGTACAAGTTAATTAACAAAACAATATTCAACAACAAGTTAGCTACTCCGGAACTGGAAGTGGTTCCTCGTTGTAGAGATTATTGGGGCTTATGTTTTGGGTCATTTGTCAGGCCCACAAGCCGTAAATCAAATTGCAAGATACGATTAATGGACAAATGGTACTGTCGTCAATGGCTGATAATAGTACTAGCGCATGAAATGTGCCATCAGTATCAATGGGATATTGAAGGTGAGAAAAGAATAAAGCTAGGAAAAGACCCTATTATGAGTCATGGTCCTAGCTTTTTTATATTCAGAGAAAAACTAGCAAGAAACGGCGTTCCTTTAAAAAAATGGCAGAGAATGCGTAAGTGGTTTAAAACACAAGACGTTTTTAAATGCTAATTAGCCAAGATTAGGATTATTGACAACATTACCAAATTGGTCAACAAGAATAACATCCTTGTTACCCTTTTTACCAATACCGCGTGTTAATGTGACACCCAGTGGGCGAATACCAGCAATACCTAATGAGCCACCATTGCGTGTACTGTCATTGCGTAGTAACCAAACCATCATATGACTTTCTGGAATCTCTGCGGCATTAGTAATAACTGCGTGACATTCGACTGTTACGTTATTATCAACTTGCTTGAAATGCTCAGGCTTAAACGTTTGAACAACGACTCCTCCCTTAGGGTTCAAGTCATTGCCAAATACAGCACTTAACGCCTCTGATTCAGTTGGTTCCATAACAATCTCTTTGCTTAGTGCATATACAGGAACAGTACCTGTTTTCATTTTGCGTTCACCAATCTGATTCAATTCTACAACACCGTTTTTAATTAGTTTATCTAAAACAGCACGGGCACGTTCACCAAACAAGTTATCAGCACTTTCCCACATGTCAGCATCAAGTTTCTTAATACTGATTGGCAACGAACCACGACCACTGGTTAGTACAACGTCTGCTTTCTTGCGGTCACTTGTGTCACGACCAGCAACTTCAACGTTTGTACAATTACGAATAGTCATTTTCTTACCGCGCGGATCAACAAATGTAACATTGGCTGAACCATATTTCTGAATCAATGACTGTAACAAACTAGCCAATTCTAATTCGTTAGCAACACCAGCACTATTATCACCTTGTTTGCCAGTGTCTTTAACCACAACTGTTACCGGGCTATTACTGAATACAACGCCGCCCAAACTACTGATACCTGGATCAGCACTATATTCTGGGTCAGCTTCTGGCATTTGTTGTTTTAAGACCGCTAGAATTTCATTGAGAATAGCGGCACGGAACTCATTTTTCTTTTGTCCAGCTGGAATTTGAACCAATACGTTAATTTTGTTTCCGTTTGGTTTCAAATCCTCATAACCATTCTTACGGAGCACCTGTTCGACTTGGCCCTTAGTCACAGATTGGGGTTGAATATCAACTTTACCGGCTATTGGTTGGGCAGCACGTTCAGCCAAAGTTATTGCAAATTCGTTGTATCTCATATATAATATCTCAAAAAGTTGATGAAGTGCTAATTATAGCACCGATTCAGTATTTATCGCAAATTTTTTAAAAAGGAAACTTATGAGTCTAGTCCCAATCGTCATCGAACACACAAGTAAGGGTGAACGGAGTTATGATATTTATAGTCGGTTATTACGTGACCGGGTCATTTTGCTTGAGGGAGAAGTACATGACCAAATGGCAAATTTGATTGTTGCACAACTACTATTCCTAGAGAGTGAGGACAGTGGAAAAGATATCAGTATGTATATCAATAGCCCCGGTGGTAGTGTTACTGCTGGTATGGCAATCTATGACACTATGCAGTTTATCAAGCCCGACATTAATACAATTGTAATGGGTCAAGCCTGTAGCATGGGTAGTTTGCTTGCTCAAGCAGGTGCTACTAGTAAACGTTTTATGCTGCCAAACGCACGACACATGATTCACCAGCCAAGTGGCGGTGCCCGAGGTCAGGCAACTGATATGTTGATTCAAGTAGAAGAAATTCTTGCTATGAAAAAGAATCTTACTGAAATTTATGTTAAGCATAATAGTGCCGGGAAAACGTTTGAACAATTAACCAATGATATGGAACGTGATAATTTTATGTCAGCACAGCAAGCACTAGAGTATGGCTTGATTGACAAAATCATTGATAAACGACTATAAAAGTACTACTTTTTGCCCCGAGTTTGGGGCTTTTTTACGGTTTCCAAAATTTGACAATAAATCGTTTTGGGTATATAATACATACATAGACAGTTAACTAAAGGACTCGAAATGACTAAGCAATTTGTTCAAGTTAGTGCCCGCAAAGACAGCAACAATTTCATGTACTGTAGCAATCTGAGCCTCATGGCAAATGATGGACTGACTGCTGTGCAAGCCCTGCGTGAATTGCAGGTGTTAGCCGACGAGTATGCATCTAAGGGTTATTCTATCGAATGGATCCGCAATGATTTTGATGCTGTGGAAGAAGAAATGTACGGCGACTTGTTCGCCTAAATTTGACAATAAATGGGCTTTCTGCTATAATAGAATCTTAGACAGTCAAGTAAAGGAAACAAAATGTCCAAATACGCAATGTACACAGAGTTTGGTGATGATGCAATTGACGCAATCGTGCGTAGTGCTAAAGTACTCAAAATGGATTGGCCCCAAGTTCTTGCTGAACTCCAAAGTTTGGCTGAGCGTTTCCCCGAAGACTTTGGCGAGGCTACTGACACCGCAGTCCGTGAGTGTGTCTATGACGCCCTTGGCTTTGACACTCCTTTCTATATTTGACAATAAATGGGCTTTCTGCTATAATAGAATCTTAGATAGTAAAGAAAAGGACTTGAAATGACACGATTTGGTATGTTCTCGGATGCAGGTAATGCAATGATTCAAGGTGTTGTTATGACAGCAAAAGCAAATAACTTGGATTGGGACCAAGTGGTTGATGTGTTATATGATATCGCTACATTGAATGGATTCGAGGAAGCAACTGATACTGTAGTCCGCGAAATGGTCTATGAAGCAATCCAAACTCAAACAGTTTAATATATTATGATTATCAATCACGCACCACAAAACGAAGCAATCATCTCCAACGTAAGTGACGTTGGTGAATTTCGTATTCGCAATAGTGCTAAGGCTTTTAGCATTCTAAGTTCCGGTCTGTATGCGAACAAGGTTCGTGCTATCATCCGTGAACTTTCTTGCAATGCTGTGGACAGCCATGTTGCGGCAGGCAAACAAAATACACCCTTCGATGTTCACTTGCCTAACAGTATCGAACCCTATTTTTCGATTCGTGACTATGGCACTGGTCTGAGCCATGACCAAGTCACTAATATCTACACTACATATTTCGAATCCACTAAGACCGCAAGCAATGAATTTATCGGTGCGCTTGGTCTTGGTTCAAAGTCACCCTTCTCTTATACAGACAATTTTACGGTTACCGCGGTACAGAACGGTAAGAAGGGAATCTACTCTGCCTTCATTAATGAGCAAGGCGTTCCATCTATCGCATTGATGATGGATGAAGAAACTACAGACCCTAACGGTGTTGAGGTTCGCTTTGCAGTAGCAGATCGGTATGACTTTGGCAAGTTCCGTGACGAGGCTCGCTATGTGTATGAGTATTTCAAACTGCGTCCTGTAATTTCAGGTAATGCTGATTTTACATTCAAGGATCCCGATTATAAAGAAGAAAACATCATCCCCGGTGTTCACTATTCGAACGATAGTTATGCCCGTAGCAGTTATGCTATCATGGGTAATATCAAGTATCCTATTGACATCCCTAATGCTGACAAAGTGCTTGGTGGTATGCATGGCTTGTTGGGTTGCGGTCTTGTGATGGAATTCAAGATCGGTGAACTTGACTTTCAAGCAAGCCGTGAAGGTCTGAGTTATATTCCACAAACAATCGAAGCTATCAAAAACAAATTGATGGCGCTGAATAGTCAATTGGCAATTCACGTGGCACAAGAGGCAGATAAGATTGACAACTTGTGGGAACGTGCTATCTACTTGGCAAAGCGTTATGACGAAGGTACCTTGTTCAAGGGTGCGGTGATTAAGTATGCGGCTGATACTAAGTTTGAATTGTATGATCCAGGTACCAATCGTTGGAACGCATTCAAAACATTCAAGTTTGATACTAAGGACTTGGCTAGCAAGTATAACATTGTAATTCGTAGTTTTACTAAGACCAATAGTTATGCGGCTTGTTCTAATAACAAGCCAACTAAGTCTCGCAAGACTGTAAATAACACTGAGGTGTTGTTTGAAGAATGGGATATCCGTGTAGGTAACGAAACATACTTTGTGTTCAACGACACTAAGGTTGGTGCGTTGGAACGTGCTAAACATCACTGGAAGAATATCAAGACAGATACACACACATCAAATGTGTATGTGATTGAGCCTGCTGATAAATCTAAGATGGTTGAGAAGGTTGCTTTCTTGGCTGAATTGATGATGCCTCCCACTAATCGCATCGCCAAAGCAAGTGAATTGCTTGAGAAGGATCGTAAGGGCGGCATGGGTGCGAATGTTACTATCATGCGATTGGAAGAAGGTCGTAGTCGTGGTTGGCGCAATCGTGCTGATATGGTATGGCGTGATGGTGGCAAAGCAAACAGTTTTGATGCTACTGAAACGTATTACTACTTGCCACTAAGTGGTTACAAGAACCTTGGTACTGTTGAAAATATCAAGAGTTTGGAACAACACTTGCGTGATAGTTACATTTTCACTAATGAAATTTACGGTGTTCGTAAAAGTGATTTGGATTGGGTCAAGACACAAAAGAACTGGATCAATCTGGATACATTTGTGACTGAGAAATTGTCTAAGTTGGGTCAAAATGATGTGATGGGTTTGGTCAAACAAAGTATTGACTGGAAAGAGATTTATCAGTATAATGCTACTAAGCATGTGACAAATCCTCACAGCCCTTACTTGACATTGTTCAACACATTCAAGGATGTGAAAGAAAGTGACCATAAGGTTAGAATGAGTTTGGAATGGTTGTGTCGTCAGTACAAAGTAGTAACAGCAACAACAGTTGACCCTGCTACATTGATTGACAAATACAACAAAGAGGTTGAAGCAATTTTTCAACGTTACCCGTTGATTAAGAGCATCAGCAAACACAGCGCACACGGCATGTATGTTGCCGAGTATATTAATTTGATTGATTCTTCAAAAGGTGTTTAAAATGAGTTATCCGTATATCGTTCAGGGCAGTAACATTACTGTAGTGATTGGCAACAAGCCTCACACAATTAGTAAATCACACATCACTTATAACAAAGTGTTGGAAGCTATCAAGGCTAGTGATTGGGACTTGGTTAAGAATATCATTGAGCCTGTTAAGGTCGTTTTGAATTACGGTCAAGGCAACGTGAGTGTCCAGGGCGAAAAGTTGTTCTGGAAGGGTAAGGAGATGCACAATGCATTGAGTAACCGAATGATTGCAATGTTGCAAGATGGTTTCCCTATCGAGCCTCTTGTTGCATTCATGGAGAACTTGATGACTAACCCAAGCAAACGTGCAGTTGATGAACTGTATGGCTTCTTGGAAAAGAACAGTTTGCCAATTACTCCTGATGGTCATTTTTTGGCTTACAAGAAAGTACGTCAAAACTATTTTGACTGTCATACAGGCAAGATGGATAACAGTGTTGGTAAAATTGTTGAAATGGAACGCAACGAAGTTGACGACAACAAGGATCAAACTTGCAGTACTGGTCTGCACTTCTGTAGCCAAGAATATCTTCCTCACTTTGGTGGCAGTGATAGTCGTGTTGTGATTGTTAAAATCAATCCACGTGATGTTGTTTCTATCCCAACAGATTACAACAACGCTAAGGGTCGTGCATGTCGTTATGAAGTTATCGGCGAAGTGGGTGCAAACCCCGACGATAAGGTTGAGTTTGACAAGCCTGTACAACATAATGCTAACAGTGTGAAGACTGAGCCAAAGACTGGTTCTACGGAATTCTATCGTGGCTACACTGATGGTTATGAAGGTAATGAATACACCCCTGGTAACCGAGGACAAGCTAGCCTGCAGAACAAAAACTACGAAGAAGGTTACGAAAAGGGTCAGGATGATGCGGATTGGGGATATGATCCTCGCTATCAGTATGTGAGCACTCCAGCTGGTTGGACTCGACATAGTGACGGCAAAGTAAGTCCTCCCCCGGGAACAGTCTTTACAGCACAGGATAGTGCATGGCCGTTCCCCAAAAAATGAGTACTTTTGTGTACTAAAAAGGTAAACTAAAGTATTACTTTTCACCCCTCAGGGGCTTCAAAATCGCTAGAGGTTTCAGGAACATATCTTGATACACCTCTAGCGATTTTGCCAATATTTGACAATAAATGGATTTGGGCTTATAATACATGTATTGAATCGATAAAAGGAACTGAAATGACTGAATTTGAATCTAAGTGCTATGGTATGTCTGAACAAGAAATCCGTACACAGTACATGGAAAGTATTACCGCTAAGTGTTCGGGGCTGGAAATGGTCGTGATGGGCATTATGAGTGACTGCCAAGAAATGATGGCAATGGGTACTGGTCCTCACTCAGTTGAATATGTTCGTAAGCAAATGAACGTAGCCAAGTTTATCCTTGCTGAAATGATGGATCAAAAAGTAGCCTAAATTTGACAATAAATGGGTATTGTGCTACAATACATGTATTGAAACTGATAAAGAGGACTAGGAAATGCGTACAAAAACTATCATCGATGGCTTCAAAAATTCACAAAAATTCCGTGTAATTTTCAAAGGTGACGGATCCGAGAACGATATCGGTATGTATATGACTATCCAGCAAATGACGGAAATGTTTGCTACCACAACCGCCCGTGCAGTTTGCTGGGAGGCTATGATTAAACTGGCTCACATGCGTTATAATGCTAAAGTATTCAATGAGCCCACTCCAGTTGGTCTAGGCGCTACTATTCGCGGCAAACAAGTCCAGGTTGACTTGGTGTAAAATTTGACAATAAATGGTTTTGGGTATATAATACTTGTATTGAATGACAAAACGGAGTCTCCGAATGCGTAATCAAAAAGTACTAAAATTGGAACAGGCTATCAACACTCTGGAGTACGCAAAGTTCCAGATCAAGGAAGCTTTGGGTGATACTGACGCCTACCAAATGTCTGCTAATCAGATTGACGGCATGATCGAGGATATCAATGTGGATATTGAATACCTCAGCCAATCTCGCTATCAGCGCGGTTGACAATAAATCGGTTTGGATATATAATAGAATCTTAAACAGTTAAATAAAGGACTACAAAATGGCAACACGTTCTACAATCGCTTTGGAATTTGCTGACGGTACTGTTGGTCAAGTGTACTGCCACTGGGATGGTTACTTGTCTAACAACGGCAAGATCCTGTTTGAGAATTATCAGGACCCGTTCAAACTGCGTGAATTGATCGACTTGGGTGATGTTAGTTCTTTGAAGGAATCTATCGGTACAAAACACCCTTTTAGTCACTATGATGTGGAAGGTATGACACAGGATGTATACTATAACCTGTATCGTGACATGACTACATTCTATGGTCGTGACCGCGGCGAAAAAGGTGTGAATGCCAGATACTTCAAGGACTTTGCAGACTACAAACAGAATCACCAGTATGAGGAGTATGAATACATCCTGCGTAATGTAAATGGTGTTCCTACTTGGTTCGTATCCTATAACGGTGATGACTTTGTTTTGTTGACAGCGGCTTTTGCTAAAGAAGCCGAAGCAGAAAAAGAAGAATTGCCCCTGTAAAGTAGAGGAATTAAAATGAGTTCGTTACAAAAATTAGTTAAGAAATTTGGTCTTGTGCAAGACAAGCGGTGCAAGCATGGTTTAGTTTATCGTTTCAAAGATGGTATGCCAGATCGTGTCGTGCTAGAAAAATTAGGTTATGAATTGATTTGTGTTGACAATATCAGCACAGTATACAAATCATTCAATGACGGTTCAATTGTACAGTCCACAATGTACAAGGGTGACATGGCGTTGGATCATTTGGCAAATAGTTCATACATGTATTAAGGAGTAAGAATGGAAGCAGTAGTAGAAACAACAGTTTGGAATGATAGCAACAATGCCAATCATACATACTTGCTTGACGGATCCAAAATGGTTGCGTACATCAAGGTTGGTTCTACTACTCCATTCTATTTCAAAAACCCAATCACAATCGACAAGCGTGGTCGTAAGTTTGCTCCAGTAAAGCCGAATCCTTTCAAGGCAGTCAAAGAAAAGAGTACAATCATCAAAGTGTCTGGTAGTAAAGGCAATGTCTATTCTATCGACACCGAAGACAAAACATGTACGTGTCCCGGCTACATGTATCGTGGTAGTTGCAAGCATATCACCGAGTTGGTAAAATGAAAAATATCCCAAATAAGTTTCGTCCTAGTTCGGCTATGACTACTAAAAGTATCATGCGTGAGCGCCGTAAGCACGGTGCATTGCTAGGCAGTTACAACTGGCAAAGCCGTGTTGAATGGTATCCAGCCGGTTATAAATTTAATCGCAAGATCATTTTTAAACAGTTTGGTAAGCTTCACTATCTAGCTTTTCACAGCCCTGAACCAATCACAAAGAAGTGGCAGGCGGCATATAACAACTTCCATAAAAAACACTTTGGTTCTTTCAAGGCAAGTATCCGATATCTCAACAAGTGGTCATGCCACAATTGGTTATGAACGAAAAATTAAATACATTTAGAACATTGCAAGAATTGCCACCAGCGGTAACTAGCTTTTGGTGTCGCTTTAATATTCACAATTGGACTAAGTGGGGTCCTGTGGAAAGTAACAATAGTTCAATCTGGGCGCGCCAAAATCGATTCTGTGTTCATTGCAATGCATTTGAACAAAAGAAGTGGGAAATAAGATGAACTCCGCACAAAGACGGAAGAGTAAAAGAGAATTCCCTTATCTAATTAAGTTATTCCCTAACAATGTGCGCTATTTTGAATATGATGACGATGTAGAAGAGGCACGTAAATGGTGCAAGCAATATTGCGATGGCACCTATGAGGTCAATGCATATTGGGATCATGCTAAATTCAAGTTTGCTAAAGAAAAGGATGCGGTTATATTCGCATTGAAGTGGATATGAAATTCGAATCAATCATTGTTATAGTCTGTGTAATAATACTTGCCATCACCGTTGTATATGCCAACTATGAGGTTGACAATGAAAGAGTAATACGTTATAATTGCGACATAGCAGAATTCCATCCCGACTACCCGGCGGCAGTCAAACAAAAATGTAGAGAATTATTAAATGAAAATCGCACTAGCAAGTGACCTGCACTTAGAGTTTCAGGACATCAACCTCACGAATAGTGAAGGTGCTGAGGTACTCATCCTATCGGGTGACATTATGGTTGCAGAGGACCTGCACAATCATCCTGAAATGGATTATGGAATGTATAGTAGTGTCAACATTGCTGACCTGGGTCGTAGACAACAAACTGCCCTTCGCTTCCGTGACTTTTTAAAGCGTTGCAGTTTTGAATTCCCGCATGTTATTTACATTGCCGGTAACCATGAATTCTATCATGGTAAGTGGAAAGCTAGCCTACAATATTTACGTGATGAATGTGCAAAGTTTACCAACGTTTACTTTTTGGAACGTGATGTTAAGGTTATCAATGATGTAACATTCATTGGTGCTACATTGTGGACTGATTGTAATAAGGGTGATCCTCTTACACTTCATGCATTGGCTGATATGATGAATGACTATCGTATTATCCGAAATGATGAACACGGGTATACTAAGTTACGCCCTGCACATACAATGTATCGTCACCAACAAACTATTGCATACCTTAAATCAATCCTTCCTGATATGAAGGACCGTAAGATTGTATTTGCAGGACATCATTCTCCTAGCAAACTATCTACACATCCAAAATATCAGAATGAGTATTTGATGAACGGTGGTTATTCTAGTGACTTGAGCGAATTCATTTTGGATCATCCAGAAATCAAACTATGGACTCATGGTCATACACATGATCCATTTGATTACATGGTTGGTGAAACCAGAGTGGTATGTAATCCTAGAGGTTATGCAGGATGGGATGAACAGGCTGATGAATTTCAGCTAAAGTTTTTGGATATCTAAATGAAAACAGGTGTCCAGAATGTGTTGTACGAAGATAAAATCTATCGTATAATCTATGTACGTTGTGAGAACAACGAACTTTTAAAGGAAAACAAAATGAACGTAACTAAGCAAACACGTGTCCTAGAGGCACTTCAGTCTGGTGAAGAACTCACCGCAAAGCAAATCTCTGCACGTTTTGGTATTAAGAACCCAACAGCAACTATCTCTAACATTCGTTTGAGTGGTTTCGCAGTTTACGCTAACAAGCGTACTAACAAGCTTGGTGGTACTTTTACCAAGTACCGTTTGGGTCAACCTAGCCGCGAGTTAGTAGCCGCAGGTTATCGTGCAATGTCTTTGGGCATCGCAGTCTAATCTCTGTGAGATGACATAAAAGGGCAGCAATGCCCTTTTCCTACTTGCATTTAATTCAAATATGTGTTATAATATATCATTGTAAATATTTTAGGAGCATTGTATGGGATTCTTTCACTCATTAATGAACAAGCTAGGTCGTTATCGTTTGATTCCTGATCGTCAAACAGGTGAAGACTATATGCATAGATACTATCTCTTTTTAAAAGATCGCACAAAGTTCCCATTCAATGTTACATTACACAAGATTGTCAAATCAGACGATCCTATCTTTCACGACCATCCCTGGTCTTACATGACTATTATATTAAAGGGTGGTTATTGGGAACACACTCCGGTATTCAATAATGATGGTAAAAAGATTGCAGAGTTTCAAAAGTGGCGTGGTCCAGGATCAGTAATCATTCGCAAAGCAAAAGATTATCATTGGCTCGAAATGGATGAAAGTGTGGGTCCCGCAACAACATTGTTCTTCATGGGACCTCAACAGCGTGAGTGGGGATTTTTAGTTGACAACACAAAGAAAAAGAGTCGTTGGATTCAATGGGAACACTATCTCAATAACTATAAAGATTATCACAAAAGATATATTGAACCTAAAATAACATCAATGGCAAGTAAAAAGAAAGATTAATATGAACGAAGATACAAGAGAGATACTAATCATTCTACAAGAAGAATGTGCTGAAGTAATTGTTGAAATTAGCAAATGCTTTCGCTTTGGCCCTGACCAAATGATGGAGGGAGTTGATGTTACAAACATTCAACGACTACAAAAAGAATTAGGTGACTTGCAAGCAATGATTGAATTGTTAGTGGATAACAAAGTCGGTATTACTGTGCAAGGGTTGAAGGAAGCCAAAAAAGCTAAGTTTCAGAAATTAAAACAATGGTCTAATCTTATTATTAATAAATAAAATACTATGCTAGAACTTATAATTCTCTGTCTTGTTTTTTGGTTAGGATATCAAACCGGCTTTGCTATTCTATCGCATAGGTTGCGTCATCTACTTTATAAAGAAGCAAAAAAACAAGGTATAACTATTCCATACCAGGACAATGTTCTAGAAGAAGAACAACCGACGGTGTCGCAACTTATGGTGGAAAAATCCAATAATATTTTATACCTCTATAACAGAGAAGATGACACTTTTGTCTGTCAAGGTTCTTCATTGGAAGAACTTGCAGTATTAGCCAAAGAATATAAAAACATTAAATATGCCGCTGTATTGCACGAAGATGATGTGGTAGCATTTGTTGATGGTAAAATAAAAGTAGTATTATGAAAATTAAAATAGGTGCATACCCTAAAAAGGGTAATAGAAAAAAAATTGATATCAAGATTGACAGTTATGACTGTTGGAACTTAGATAACACTTTGGCGCACATCATATATCCTGCATTGATACATTTAAGACTGCATAAGCAAGGTGTACCCGCAGAGTTTGTAGAAGTGGGTGGCGAAGATTGGGATCCACAAGAAAGTTTTGAGTTTTATAAAGAAAGTCATGATGAGGCTTGGACCGAGGGTGCAAAAAGATGGGAAGAAGTTCTAGATAAAATGATCTGGTCTTTTGAACAACTATGTTTAGTAGACTACAGTGAAAAATACCATCATGGTAAAAGTGAATATGATTGGGTAAAAAGTAACAAGACATTTGCAAATCCCATCACTGGTAAGGTAGAAGAAACTTATCAAATGGTTGATAAAAATCCAGACGAACATTTCTTTGACAAAGATGGATATGAATTGCATGAAGAACGCATTCAAGAAGGTCTAGATTTGTTCGGTAAGTATTATCGCAACCTGTGGGATTAAAATGTTTGATAAAATGGTACAACAACTAGAATTACAAACATTAGGTAAAGGTAAGAAAAATTTTACAATTACTAAACAAGAGTTTGAAGATTTTTGTAAAGGGTTTCTCTTTGAACAAATCAAGGGTGAGTGCAATCTAGGACAAGCCTTTTGCAAAAAATATGACGAACCAAATTATGTGTTAAGTATATTGCCAGACAATTCAGCAAAAGCACATATTAAAAAATTCTATGTAAGATGAAACAAAAATTTATTGACTACTATATGGAAGTTGCAGAACTTACCAGCAAACTATCAAGCGCAATTCGTAGACAAGTAGGCGCTGTTATTGTAAAAGAGAATCGCATTCTTAGCTATGGATACAACGGTATGCCCACTGGATGGACTAACGAGTGCGAGTACAAAGAATATATGAACGCGGCGAAAGCTGGATTCTTACCTGACGCAGAGAAGGTAGAACAGTTCCCGCATACAGAATTTGATCCACTAGTGGGTTCTAATCGCAGATACCGATTAGTGACTAAGGACGAGGTACTGCACGCCGAAATGAACTGCCTAATGAAGGTAGCACAGGGCACTGAGAGTAGCGCGGGATCAACTTTATTTACAACTGACGCCCCATGTATACATTGTGCAAAGGCTATATATCAAGCGGGAGTAAGTGAAGTAGTATATAAAAAAGTATATAGGACTGACGAAGGACTGCTTTTTTTAGAAAAGTGTGGGGTAAAACTTACAAAACTAATTGGGGATGATAAATAGAAGTACAACATGCAGAGGCACTTCTATGAAGCATATACACCACATTATTCCTAAACATATGGGCGGTACTGATGACCCATCAAACTTAATTGAACTGTCAAGAAAAGAACATGCAATGGCACATATGAAGTTATATGAGCAATATGGTAAGAAAGAAGATTTGGGAGCTTATTACTTATTGACTGGTCAAACAGACAAGGCTGCAAAAATTAGTAGTTCTTTGGGAGGAACTGTTCGGGATAAAATAAATGCTAATAACGGGCACATGAGAAAAATTCAAAAATTAGCCAATTGGTCCGAAGCAGGTAAAAAAGGTGGTGCCGCGACCATATCTTCTGGAAAAGGAGCGTTTGGTGATCCAATACAACGATTAGAATCATGTCGCAAAGGCGGACGGATTCAAGGAAAGGTTAATGCAGAAACAGGACACTTGAAAAGAATTTCCGCATTAAGCAAAAGATCGACCGGTAAAATTTGGTTAACTGATGGTATCACTAACATGATGATTAACCCCGATGAGATCATACCGGAAGGTTTCCAAAAGGGAAAAACTCAAAAAAAGGGTGGGGTAAATGTCCATAAACATTCCAACGTCATACAAAATAAAAATTAGTATACCTCACGGTGAACTGCAATCTACTATTGATTGGTGTCAACGAAATTGTAGTTATGATTGGAGGTATATGGAAAATCCTAATGCCGATTTTTTGTCAGGTGGTTGGATTTTTTGTTTTGAATCAGAACAAGATTATGTAGCTTTTACACTTTGGAAAACATGAAAATATATAAATTTTATAGAGAAAACGATATCTTTGATGATATACTAAAAGATCCTATACTTAAAAAAGTAGTTGATTTAAAAATTCAATTTCCAAACTATCTGATTTTAGGTATCAATGACGAAAAAAAGAATGAACAAACATTCAGCTACATTACTTTAAAATATGGGGATGAAATGCAACAGTCTATTAATAAAGACTTCAGTCCTATACCAGGAGTAGATTATACTCCTGAACAAGACATTTCTAAATATAGAAATATTATTGAATAAGGGTTAGTAACCCGATCAATGAAGCATTGACAACATTTTTGCTTCAGGGATACGAGTCTTAGTATTTTTCGAACCCAATAGGACTACGGTCCTAATTCCATTTGCAGTATCTAACATCATAACAATGCATCCGCCTGCTTTGTTAATAAAACCAGTCTTGCTTACTAAGAACGTGTGACCGTTACCCACTAATCTATTAGTATTTCTAAACTCTGCTGTCTTCTTTTTATTCAAAGGCCAACGTACAGCATCCATGTTACTTGCTTCAACAATCAATGGATAATTGCTTGCAGCAAATACCAGTTTAATCAAATCTTCTGCTGTACTTACATTAGTGTGATATCTACCGGTTGGATCTGTAAACACAGTATCATTCATTTGTAATAATATTGCTTTGGTATTCATTGCCTCTACACAAGCTTTGAATCCTCCGGGATAGTAATCGCACAGCATTTTTGCAGCATTATTGTCGCTTTTTACAATTGCCAAATCAATTAGTGTCTGTCTAGACAATTGTTTATTGTATAGTTTCTTTGGAATGATTTCAGTCAATGACTGTCCGCTGTCTAATACAACCATTGCAGTCATTAGTTTGGTAATGCTTGCAATACTGCGTATTTCAGACATGTTAGACCCTTCAAGTATTCTTCCATTACTATCAGCTACTAACCATGCTTGTGCTGTTAATGGTACTGTCTGTGCATTAGCACTAAAACTTAACAGACAAGCTAATATTATAAAAATTCTAATCATTTGTTTGTATCCAATCATTATATGTTGTTTGATTTCTTCATTGGCATAATTTTAAAGTGTGTACCTGTTCCAATTACGCAACTTAAATCTTTCTTTGTTGCTACGATTGTCCAACTATCATTCAAGGGATTAACCCAAAGTGTCATAGTAGATCCAGCTATATCATTTGCTTTACCCACTACTATGGGTGTTTCTTTATAGTTGTTTTTCAATGCATCAAGCAATACCTTTGTATTATAACACGGGGCTTCAAAATTTACAATTTCTTCGGATACATTCGGGGCACTAGAATGTATTAATGGCGCAAAAAGCGCCATTACGAATATAATAATAGTTTTTTTCATCTATTATTTATATCACAGCAGGTATCCACAACCAAATTGCTTGGCTCATTAATGTAATTGCTACCCCACCTACGTACAAACTAGCAGTATATAATTTATTATTAACTGCTAAAATACTAGCTGACAATAACACAATTGCTATTTGGAATAATGATCCAGCAAAAGTATACCATGGACTACGTTGTTTTGCTACTGCCCGGTCTGCTTCTAAACCACGTGCTTTTTCTATTAATGCTTTCTTGCCCTCTTTTGGTTCGTTTTCATAACGGTCGATTTTTTGTTGTAACTGCTCTACTTTTCTTGTATCGTTACGGAATTTAGCATCATCCAGTGATTGTTCTGCTAGTGTTTGTTTGATACTTTTGGCTTGATAGAATGCCCAAGTATTGTTCGCTTCAATAGTATTGTTTAATACTTTACTGCTGTTGCTGCCGCCCATATATGTGTTGATTGCCAATAGTGCTGCAAAAACAACAATAACCCATCCGGCCTTGTCTTTAATAAGTGCTTCACGTTCTGAGCGTGATAATGGTTTTTTTTCTTCTGACACAACATTCTCCTTATAGTTTTTATTAGTTGTACTTTATTTATCTACATAGTTTTATTAAGCCGTTTATTGATAAATATCAATAGTAAAAACCATCTTTTACTCAAAAATAATAAAAACAAGGAAAGAAAAGATGAAAAAAACAATAATAGCATTGGCTATTGCTTTTGTTACGGGTGCAATGGCTCAAACTACAAATACTAGCACGAGTAGTACCACGGGAGGAACTACCACTAATAACACCTCATTGATTAATCAAGGTAGTTATGATAGCAGTACGCTAGTTGATACAAATAGTACTAGCAATAGTACCAGCACCGTGATATCAAACAGCAATACTAATAGCACCAACAATAGCACCAGTACAGCCACAGTTAACAGCACAAGTACCAACACTAACAATAATAATAACGTTAGTACCAGTGTGAGCACTAACAATAATATAAATTCTGGTACTAGTACAATTAACAACAACAATGTTAATTCTGGAACAATGACGTATAATAATAACAACAACAATGTTAATTCTGGAACAATCACGTATAACAATAACAATGCTAGTACTAGTTCAAGTGCAAACGTTAACACAAATAACAATATTAACTCGGGTACGATGACCTATAACAATAATAATACTAATACTAGTTCTAGTACAAGTGTTAATACAAACCACAATATTAATTCGGGTACAATGACCTATAACAACAACAATGTTAATACCAGCACTTCTACTAACAACAATAACAATGTTAACACTAGCACTAGTACCAACAACAATGTCAATACAGGTGACATGACCAACCGCAATATCAACACATCTAGTAGTACTAGCACTAGCAACAATGTCAACGCCAATACCAATGTGAATCAAAACGTCAACACTGGAGATATGACCAACCGCAATATTAACGAAACCAATATTACACAACGAGTAATACAGCCGCCACCAACTGCTATAGCTCCTGCAATGATAAGCGGCGGCAATGCTGATTTATGTAGTACAGGTAGTTCAGGCGGTGTGCAGACACAGGTATTTGGTGTATCAGGCGGTGGCACTATACGTGACTTAAATTGCGAAAGACTAAAACTTAGCAAGACTCTATTTGACATGGGTATGAAGGTAGCTGCTGTAGCAACTATGTGTCAAGATCGCCGTGTGTTTGATGCTATGATGGCAGCCGGCACACCTTGCCCATACGAAGGCAAAATTGGCGAACAAGCTCGTGCTGAGTGGAACGCTAACCCCAGCAAAATTCCTGCACCAGACAAGGTAAAACTAGATGAGAATTATAAGAAAATTGGCCTGGGCGCTTTGCTTGGCGTCCTTGTTCACAAGTTATTCTAATGCTCAAGTAGATCACACTACCGGTAATTTAATAAATTACGGTACTACACCTACGGATACAACTAGTACTTGGAACAACGGCGTGTATGTTAATCAACTATGCTTTCAGGCTGGACAACCAGGCAACTGCGGTCCCAATCCCAGTATTAGAAATGGTGGCACTATCAACTTCAGTTATGGCACAGCAGACCTTAATCAAGTTATCAACATAAACCGAGCACTATCAGTCGGTGGTACAGGGGTACAACTTAGCGGCTTTAACTTTGGCTTTATGGCTAAAAATGGCAATGGTTGGGATGACGGAAGACAAGACTATTTGGCAGCATATGTAAAGTTATATGGCTCAGGCGGCAATCAAATTGCAAATTACGATTACTCATCTGCAACCAATCAAAAATATAATTGGACTAATTTTAACTTCAGCGAAACTTTTGCTACACCATACGTAGCATCATCACTGAGCACGGCACGAGTAGGGTTTGTAGGTAGGGATAATAACTTCTGGGCAGGCAATTATGGTCCAGAAATTTATGATGTTAGTTTTAATCTAAAATACAAAGTGGATCCTTGTGCTACTAATCCTGCTTATAGTTCAACATGTGCAGGATTTAATAACATACTCAATACAAACAACTTATTAGATTCAACAAAAGGTGGTGCAAGTTTAAATCAAGCATTTGCTATTAATACTGCATTAGAGAATGCAGGTATTGGAGCAATGATACATGGATTTAATTATGGGTTTAACTGGAGAGTGGGTACAGGTTTTTTTGGATGTACTGCATGGAATCAAGATGGGTCGTGTAGTTGGACTATGAACAACCCTTCATATGCTATTGCATCAGTTTCTTTAACTAACAGTTCAAATCAAGTTATTCATCAAAAGAATTACAGCTTTACAGGCGATAACACTAGCGGATCAGTAAGCGAAAAGTTTTTACTACCATCAAGCATGAATCAATCATTATTGGGCACAGGGAGAATAACAGGTTCAGCATCAGGTACAGGTTCGTCTATAGAAGGTGCGTGGGCAACAATGATTTATACTCCTGATCCTTGTTCTAGAAATCCATTATATAGTCCAGATTGTAAGGGGTATGCATTGGCTATGTCAAAACAACTTGCTCCTTCAACTAATACAACTGCAACTTACAGTGATACTACGCAAACACTAGATACTACAACAGGCATGGTGGCAGATCCTACTCGTCCATCAACACCGCCGGGAAATACTCAACCATCCGAATCTACACCTCAAGCAGGAGCAACACATACAGCATCTAGTAATGCTGTATCGTCTTCACCGGCAAATCAACCTCTATCACAAGGCGGTAGCACTCAACAACCAAAAGCAGGGGAATTGAGAATAGCCGGCGAGAACAAGAGCTCCTCGTCATCTCCTGTATCATTGAGTTCTGTATTGAATATGATTAGCAGTAATCAAGCTAGAATAGGCAATGAAGCTAGGTCTGTAGTGCAGGCTGCTGAATCGGCTGCTGCGCAAGCTGCTACAGCAGCACAACAACAAGCTGAAACTGTAGCTAATGCCGCAGTTATGCAGAGCACATCTAGTAGTACAATGGGTACGAGTGTATCTTCAGGTACTGCTGTAACATCCACACAAGCGCAAGTAAATGCGTTTTCGTTACTAACGGGTCAAACCTCTACTGCCACAAGCATAGAAGCAATTCGTACTCCGATACAAGTGACTACCACAGAGACTTCACAAAGTTTGGGTACTGGATTGTTAGTATCCTCAATGACTCATCAGTTTACCTCACCTTCAACACAGTTTTTTAGTGCAGTATCGGCAGTTGAATCCCCGTTAACAAACTTTGGATTTCAGTTACAATCTGGTCGTTCAAGTACACAAGTAGAGCCTGAACCAATTCCTCAATTTGAGGGAATTAAAATAGGTGGTCGTTCAGCATTAAATGACATAATAGAACAACGTCCCGTGTTGCAAAACGCAACTACACAAGAGCAAAGAACAGACACAGTAAACAAGAATGCACAATCAAATGAATTGGCAGGTCGAGTAGATATTGCGTCAATGGCAATACAACCTGTAGGGTATCAAGCATACTCAATGATGATACCTGATGTAGCATTTTACGCACCTCGAGAGATTTACAGAAATCAAGTAAATGTTGATAATACTAGATTACTGCGAGGTTTGGGTAGTGATAGACTGCATCAAGAGATGGTTAATCAGCAATATAGACCAAGGAATTAATTATGATAGATTGGGGACAGGGACTGATTATTTCAGCATACATCTTAATTACCTATATAGGAATAAAGATTATCAATAGGTTGTTTGAAAAAACAGACAGTAAGAAAAAAAATTCATTGTTTTAAAGGAAAATAATATGACAGAAGAAATTAAAAATGTCAACGCAAAGATTGACGAAGCTGAAGCAGCTATGAAAAAATATGCCAGCAAAGATACTGTTATCAGTATCGGTGGATATGAGTTTACTCCAGCCAAACTCATGGTGGCAGCCACTCTGGTAAGTTCAACACTAGGAGGACTGTACGGTGCTTTTGAAGTATACAAAGACTATCAAAGTATGAAGAAAAAGATTGCTGAATATTCTGCGCCTGATCTATCTGGATTTGACAAACGACTAGCAGTCATTGAAGAAAACAGTAGCAAAACAAGCGACTATACACGTGATATCAAAACTGATTTGAAGAATGATATTCGCCGTAATGAAACTGTAACCGAACAAGTAGAACGTAGTGTTAAGACTGCCCAACGTGAAACTGAAAATGAAATGCGTGATATGCGTAAGGCTGTGCGAGAAGATTTGGAACGAGCCAGAAACGAAGCCAATCAAATTCGCAAAGACATGGAATCAACACGTAAGGAAATCAATTCTGAATTTACTGCGGCTCGTAGAGAAATTAGCAGTGAATTTACTGCGGCTCGTAGAGAAATCAACCGTGAAATCGAAACACTAAAGAAAGAAGTGGACAATAAGATCCAAAAGGCTATTGACAATCCACTGGCAAACAAGTAAAATCATTCTATGAAAATAGCAGAATTTAAGAAAATGCCCCATTTATATTTGGATATGGATGGGGTACAGGCTGATTTTTTTGGAGCATGGGCAAAACATCAAGGTCTTAAACATTACAAAGAAATACCTCATCCAGAAGATGCAATTAATAAGTTAGCGAATAGTAGCCCGGAACAAGTATACAATTTCTTTTTTGATTTGGATCCATTGCTCGGCGGATTAAAAATCATTCAATGGTTACACCAACATAAAATTCCATTTACTGTATTGAGTGCCCCGTTGCGCGGGCCCTATGCTGAAGCCAGTAAACAAGCAAAGCGTGATTGGTTAGACAAATACAATCCAGGCACTAGTAATAATGCTATTTTTACAGGTGCAAAGTACAAGTATGCAAAAACCAACAATAATATTAATGTACTAGTTGACGACTTTGGAAAATATTTGACTGCATGGTCAAATGCAGGGGGAATTGCAATCAAACATGAAGATAGCAACACTGAAAACACCATTAATCAACTAGAAAAGATTTATAGTCCCTATTTAAATTGATAAGTATAATATGTCTAAACCAGGTCAAGATAACATGCGATATGAAGTCATATCACAAGAAGATAAAAACAACGGTGATGTATTAGTTCCTATCCCTCCCATATTGCTACAAAAGCTAGGATGGAAAGAGGGCGACAATGTTGAAATAGGTCTGGATGAGAATGGTAGATATATTTTAACAAAAAAAGACAAATGAGCTATTCAATAAACAACATAATGAACAACACTTATATTGGTGATCCACTATCTACCATTTCTATAGCCAACACTGGTGCGTCTGGACAAGTATATACAACAAATGGTACCGGTGCAACATCATGGGCAACTCTTTCAGCAGATCCAAACTTGCAAGGTAGAACATTACAAGTTAACGGTGATGCTGATATCACAGGTGAACTAACTGTTCAGGGTGTCAAGTTAAGTGATCGGTTAGACAAGATTGAAGAACGATTAGCAATTCTTCATCCAAATCCAGAACTAGAAGAAAAATGGGATAACTTACGTGCCTTGCGTAATGCTTACTTAGAACTTGAAGCCGAAATCATTGAAAAAGAAAAGGTGTGGGGCATTCTTAAAAAGTAATACTTTAGTGATACTTGACAAAAACTCACATATCCTGTATAATAATAACTGTTTTATAACTATGACATATACACCATGACCATGCATCTAGCACATCCCGCACTATCTATGGGTGGCAAACGCAAAGGTAAAGTTAAATTTCGTAATAGTGCAGAGGCACAAAAGGCTCGGCAGCTTGAAGCCGACTGGAAAGAACTTCAGAAAAAGTGGGAAGTAGACGCCGATGACAAAAAGCGCAAACGTGCAATGACGGCAGGTTCTTTATCATATACATTGTCTGCACCTATTGGTCGTGAGACTAAACATATTGCTAGTTTAAATACTGGTCATTCAGGTGCTGTACGCACAAAAGACATTCCACAATATACTGGTACTAAGATTATTGGTATCGGTACTATGCACAAAAGTAATGCCGTGCCTATCTTTTCGGATGAGCAAGCGGTAGAAATTAGCACTATGCGCCGTGGATGATAGGAGATAATAGAAACACATATGGCAAAAGAAGAAGGTATTAGGATGGACGGCAAGGTAATCGATGTATTACCCAATGCTGTCTTTAGAGTAACATTGAACAGTGGACCTACTGTCACTGGTTATATCTCAGGTAAAATGCGTCAACATGATATTAAAATTCTATTGGGTGATACAGTAGAAGTTGAGTTCAGCCCGTACGATTTGACTAAAGGACGTATTGTGCGCCGACGATAATAAATATATACATGAATTTAAATATCACTGAATCAGCGGCTGCAAGAATAGCAGTATTATTAGCAGATGAGGGCAGCTCACCAAATACAAAAGTAAGAGTTTTTGTCCAAGGGGGCGGGTGTTCCGGTATGGAATACGGGTTTACCTTTGATGATGAAAAAAACGAAGATGACTGGGAAATCCCAGCCGGATCGACAATTGTGCTAATTGACAGTATGTCGGCTCAATATTTACAAAGTGCGGAAATTGACTATGTAGAAGACTTGACCGGAGCACGATTCAAAATCAATAATCCAAACGCACAGACTACATGCGGGTGCGGTTCAAGTTTTAACCCATACTAATGACATTACATTTAATCCTTATTGATAAATACTCAATAAGGATTAAATTATGGCAATTTCAGGTATACAAGTAATTAATGTAGGATTACAGAATGAATCTACGGGTAGTGATTCATTGTATACTGCTTTCAATAAAACCAAGACCAATTTCAATACTTTATTTAATAATGCTAGCCCATACAATACTTTTACAGCAAATGTAGGTATAGGTATAACTGCTAATGCAAATTTAGGTACTGTAAACATATTAAATACCGGTGTAACCAGCATTATTGCAGGTACCGGAATAGCAATTGATAGCAGTAACGGTGCAGTAACAATTACTAACACCGGCGGTAACGGCAATGGTGCGGGCGTAACTAGTGTAGGTGTAGTATCATCTACTCTTGCAGTGTCCGGAACACCAATAGTTAGTTCAGGAAACATTACAGTTAACTTACCAACATATGCGAATTTGGCAGGTACATATACGTATCCAACAATCACGGTTGACTCATACGGTCGTGTCACCCAAATCGCTAATGCAAATAGTGTAGGTACTGTATCTAGTATAGGCGTGACACCTGGTGCAGGCATTCAAGTCACCGGAAGCCCTATTACCACATCAGGTAATATCAATATAATTAATACAGGTGTTACTAGATTAAATTCAGGTTCGGGTATTAGTTTAAGCAGTAGCAACGGTGACGTAACTATATCTACAACCCCAGTTATTGCTGTAACCAGTGTGGGCGTTTCTAGTTCTACATTGACCGTGTCCGGTAGCCCAGTTACAACGACCGGAACTATATCAGTAGATTTACCTGCCAATACAGTGATATCAGGTAGAATCACTGCTAACACAATGGTTCTTGCAGGTAGTGAAGATTTAGCTAATGGTGGTGCGGCAAACTTATTGCTTACTGCCAGTTACTTTACTACTACAACCGCAGAAACTGCTACATTGGCTGCAGGCACTGCTGGACAAGTTAAAACATTTATGATGGTTGGTGACGGTGGTGATATGGTTATCACAGTTACTAATGCAGGTTGGAAATCAAGTGGTACAGGCACAATGACATTTGATACAATAGGTGATTCGTGTACGCTACAATATATCGTTAACAAATGGTTTTGTATCGGTAACAATGGTGTGGTATTTGCATAAGGATTTAGGAAATAAAAATGGCAACAATAAAAATAACAGAGTTAACAAGCATAGGGGCAAACCTAACAAGTTCTACAGTTATACCTGTAGTAAACATGTCGGGTACACCTACAACAGAAAAAACACTATTAGGTAATATCGCTAATGTGGTATTGACAGGAGCGGGCAATACATATTCGCCTGCAGGTAGAGCAATATTAGCACAGACAGTAACCAATGCGGCGCAACCAAATATTACTAGTGTTGGTACATTGACTGGTCTTAGTATAAGTGGCAATCTTACAGCAGCAAACATTACCGCAAACACAGGTGTGTTCACTGGTAATGGTAGTGGCTTAAGTGCAATAGCAGGTGGTAATGTAACTGGTCAAGTAGCAAATGCACTTGTAACCGGTACTGTCTATACGGCAGCGCAGCCAAATATTACATCTGTGGGCACTTTGACTAACTTAGCAATATCAGGTAATGCATCAGTTAATGGAAATATAACAAGTAACGGTACTGCATTTGTAGGTAATATTAGTACGACTGGGTTAGCATCTATCACAACATTAAATGTTGGAGCAACTGCTAATTTAGGTGCTGTTGGTAATGTTAAAATTACCGGTGGTACTGATGGCTATGTATTACAAACAGACGGTACAGGTAATCTGTCATGGACTGCACAAACAGGTGGCGGTGGTAACGGTACTGTCGGTGGTGCTAATACACAGGTTCAATTTAATGATGCCGGATCGTTTGGTGGTAATGCAGGTTTTACATTTAACAAGACAACAGGGGTATTTGCCTCTCCTTTCTTAGCCGGTAATGGCAACGGTTTATCAAATATACAAGGTGCCAATATATCAGGTTTTGTACCTAATGCCAATGTTGCTAATACTGCGTTTGCAGTAGCGGGTGCTAATGTATCAGGTACAGTTGGTAATGCTAACTTAGCGCAGTATCTCAATGTTACTGACGTTAATAACAACTTCTCATATCACGTAGCACTGAGTGCTGGATCAGGTGATAAAAGTTTACATATTGACGCAGACGATAATTTACAATATAACCCAGCAGATGGTATATTGACTGTTAACAGGGTAGACACAGATTTCTTAGAAGTTCAAAATAGTGTTATAACTAATCTAATACCATTTGATAGTTTAGGTCTAAGTTTAGGTAATGCTACAAACCCATGGCAAGATTTATATTTGTCAAATAGTACACTTTATTTAGGTGATGCAACTATAACTGCCAATGGTAATAGTATTGTTGTTGATAGCATTACAATTAATAACGGAAATGTTGGTACTATAGGTAATATTGCTTCTATCAACTTAACTGGTAGCAATAGCAATGTATTATATGGCAACGGAGTATTTGCTCCTGTTCCTGGTGCTGGTGGGTTACCATTGGCCAATGGTTCATCAAACTTTAATATTGCTACAAGTGGTGGTAATGCTACTATTGATGTAGCAGGATTAGAAACTTGGACTTTTGATACCAACGGCAACTTGACTATTCCTGGTAGTATTGTTGGTACAGCTACTATAGGTATAGACAACCGTGCCACAGGCAACTCCGCAGACATAGAACTCTATTCAGCCGATGACATTACGATACAGGCTCGTGATCGTGCTACAGGATCTAACTCTGAAGGCGGTGACATTAATATCTATGCAGGTGACTCTGCTGAAGATAGTGATTCTAGTGGCGGTGATGTTGTTATTGAAGCAGGTAATGGTGGAGCAGCCAACGTTGACTACGGTGGGTCAGGTGGATTTATTCGTATAGAGGCTGGTCGAGGCGGTGCTGCCTCTACTGAGGCTAATGGTTTCTCTGCGTTAAGTGGCGGTCAACTTACACTTAATGCAGGCGACGGTGGTACAAACAATGGCAATGTTTCCCGAGGGGCTAGCGGTGGTGATGTATCCATAAATGCCGGCGATAGTACTGGTAGTGGACAGACGGGTGGCGATATATTCCTAACCACAGGTCTTGGTGGCGGAAACGCATTGGCTGGACGAGTACAAATAATAACACCTAGCAGTGCTACTGCTAACGGTGGTACTTGGACATTTGACGGTAATGGCAACCTAACATTACCAGCTAATACTTTTGCTGTTAACTATGCCAATGGTTCTCAAGTGCCAATTGGTGGCGGTAGCGGATTTACAACTCCATATACAGTAGCTACATTCGTTGCTAACACACAACCAGGATTTGGAGAGATACAGTTTGCTAACTTTGAAGGTGCTAATAGTTTGCCAGATACTGCTCAAAAGTTGTTTATCAATGAAGCATCCGATAACGAACAATCAATGGGAACTATATTCCAACAATGGACAAGTAACTCATATCGTGGTACACTAAGTCTAAACAACGGTGGTGACAGTCAAGCAACATTTAACATTAGCAACGGTAGAACATATTTTGAACCAGAAACATATCGTGGTTTCAAAGCAGGCTTAAACCAGATTTGGGGTGACGATTGTAGCATTAATCAATTGATTATTACAAACGCATCAGCACCAAACTTCTACAACACTGAATTTTTAGTAGAAAATGATGTGTTCAATGCAAGTGGGTTGGCTACCGGTAATACTCACATAATGTTGAATGTCTATGGTAGCAGTCAGTATAATCCAATCAATCCAGAAAACTTATGGTACATGTTTACATCATTTGTAAACAACGTGTTATACGATGGATCAACATTAAGAACTGATGTTGACAGTATGAAAACACAGTTCTACAACAATGCTGGCAACTTCAGAGGGGAGATTCCCACTGCGGATCTGTTCCAGTATTTTATATTCACTAATAGTAACGGTGCTGATTACTTTGGCACAGCACCAACAACAGCCAGTGAGGGTACAGGTGCTACAGTTCGTATTAGAGTAAATCCTAACAACACTTATACAGTATTAGGTATAGCCAATCCAGGTATTGGTTATGTAGATGGTGACAATCTGTTTGTAGCTGGAACAAACCTTGGTGGTGCAAGTCCTGCCAATGATTTAACACTGTTAATTGATTCGGTTGATCTTGAAGGTAGAGTAACAGCAGTCAGCTTCTTAAGCGGTACAGGTGCGTATCCTTGGCCATCAAACAGAATCAATGACGGCGGCGATGACCAATATGACACTGGCAACTATCTCAACACCAATTTAGCAAGTCAAATTTCATATGCTAATGGTATAACACAAACAGACTCAGCAGCATTTGGTGGCGGAGACTATTGTGTAATGTACGATCAAAGTTTCTTCTGTATGATAGCAACTGGTGTTAGTAGTAGTGTCTCTAACTTGTTCTATTCAGGTAACTTAGGGTTTGATGGTGACGGTTTCTTAAACTGGACTGGCTTGAGAAGTCCCCAGAATGTTGTGGCGAACAACAATGCTCGCTATGCTTACTTTGACTGTGAATATTTAGACGGTGAGTTAACTCCTTCTGTTGGTCTCAGATACAATATGACATTAGATTCGGCAGGTATTAACCTTGATGGATTCTATGCTTATTATGACAACAATGTCAATGACTATTTCTTCGGTAGCAACAATAGTTGGCGTGTAGAAAGTCAAGATAACTTGTATGTTCAAAGTTACAATGAAATGTTCATACAAACCCGTGTCAATCAAAATGGCATTGGTGAGGCAGGTCCAACTCTCAACATTGATGCAGGTGATGGTAGTCCTGGACAACGAGAAATCAATGCTCAAGCAGGCACCGGCGGCTCTCTAAATATTCGTGGTGGCGATGCTGGTGAAAACGATGGAATAACGAGTTTAGGTAACACCGGTGGTACCGTATACATACAAGGTGGTCGTAGTACGGGCCCTAACCAAGCTGGCGGTGTGCATCTTACCGGTGGTTCAGCTGGCTCTGCTACAGGCAGTGCTGGCGATATTAACCTATATACAACCGACGGCAACGGCGACGGTGATCACGGTAAAGTAAGAATCCATACCTATGACGGTGGCAATAATCGTCAGTGGACGTTTTACGCATCAGGCAACTTCGAACTGCCCGAGAACGGAAAAATCGTCAATAACGTGGGAAGTGATCTTACAGTAATAACAGACAACAACGGTATTATAAATTCATCTCTTGAGATGTCGCCTAATAATACACTCACCCGAGTAGAGCAATGGAGCAGTCAACAGGCTGAGACATTTAACAACTCGGACTGGGACACAGGCACTTACACCGTTGAAGCTGGACAGGGTGCTGTTCAATTCACCGATGCTACTAACATCATCAACTTTATTAACTCATTGAATGGAGTAGGTCAAATTTATTTTAGTGTCAATGGTGGATCACAGTTGGTCTGGGACGGGACCAGCAGTGGTGACGGTGCTATCACATTCTACACACCCACACTGCCAGAAAACGATCCCACCCCAGTAACTAGTTTCACATATTATTACAGTTACAAGTCAGGCTTTGAAGTAGATTATGATTCTGACGAAGTTAATATCTATGCTAATCAGGCTGATATCAAGTTAGAAACCACAGGTCAACGAGACATTGGGTTGAACGCCGGGGGTGTTGTGACCATAGCGGCTAATTCCAATTCCGCATCTACTTGGACATTTGATGCTTCTGGTAATTTAATCTTGGCGGGCGGTGGCAGTATAGTTAGAAGCGTTGCTAACAGTTCATTGGATCCAATAAATCCTAATGTCAGTACGATGATCTTTACACCGGATTCCGGATATAGTTCACAGTCATTAGTGCTTGATCCAACTGCTCCTGGACATATTCACTTACGAGCACCAGGTGCAAACATTGATAATCCGGATGCTAATATATTCTTAGGTGGTGAAACATCAAGCTTTGAAGTAGGCTACGGTCCTACTCCTAACCTATTCATTCATAGCGGTGGTAACACTTGGGAATTCCTCAATGATGGAAATCTAGTATTCCCTCGTGATGATGCTAATGGTGATCCTTTCTTAAGAATTACAGGTGGTACAAATCCAAGAATCTTGTCAGAAGATGCTAGTTTAGCAGGCCCTGCTAATCTTGAGATTACGGCTCTATATACTAAGTTCACTGGTTCCAGTGGAGAAGCAATTACAATTTATCCTGATGATGGTGAAATCTCAGGAGATGTAAATGTTCAAATTTGGACTAACGCAGCCAGCAATACTCAATACAGTTGGACATTCGGTGATGATGGTACGTTAACTGTTCCATTCGAAGGTGCTATTAGATCCAACGATGACACAATTATCTTACAATCTTATGATACACCAAATAGCATCAGTAGAAACATGAGACTTGGTACTAACGGTGGGTTGTTTTTAGAACAGACTGGCCTAATTCCAACAAATAACAGAACTTGGTTGACAATCAATCCTAATGCAGGTAACCCAGAAATATTTGCAAGTGTTGGGGTTGTAGGCAATGCCGCAGGTGGAAACATATCTATTGCAGGTGGAGCCGCAGATCAATCTACTTTCAATACTAGTGCTGGTGGTAATGTAAACATCACAGGTGGACTAGGTGCTAGTGATGATGGCGGTGGTGGTGGTCCAGGTGGTAGTGTTAATATTAGTGCTGGACTTAGCGCAGATCCAGTAGGTAATGCAGGAAATGTAGTTATTAATACTGGTGGCACTAGTTACACATTCAACGAATTGTCTTTGAATGTATCAACAAACCCACCCGCTAGCCCAGCCCCAACTCTAAGTGGATTCGGCCTCATAAGCGCACCAGAATTTACTAACGGCAACAGCAATGTTACCATCAATGCTAACTCAAACACTTGGATATTTGATAGTACTGGTAACTTAACTACACCAAGTAATTTAGTAATTGGTCCAACTGGATTCGGTGCAGGTACTGGCTTTACACAATCAAACTCACCATTACTATTGGGATCATCAGAAGCCAATGGTAGAGCGTCACTAATTTGGTATGAGAACCCAACTGGTCCAGGCAATGTTGTTCAAGTAGGATTGAATGATTCTACTCCAGGTTCAATGACTGTGCTAACCGGTAACTTTGCTGGCACTACATATGTTTGGGACTTTGATAACACAGGTAATCTAACATTACCTACAGGTGGTAACATTTATTATGCCAATGGTACTATCTATGGTGGCGGAGGCGGTGGAAGTTACGGTGACAGTAATGTAGCAACCTTCTTGGCTAGTTATGGTAGCAATACAATTTCTACTACTGGTAATATTTCAGCTGGCAATGTTATAACCACAGCAAATATTCGAACCGGTGGGCAAATACAATCTACAGCATTCACTGGTGCCAACATCAGCTGGGTTGCTAACGGAACCACGAGCTTTGAAGGTAACATCAGACTAGGCGGCACTGGTAGAATTTTAAGTCCCGGTGGTGCTGCCAGTATTGAAACCAACAACAGCGGTGCCAACATTCCTCAATTGCGTGTCACCTCAGCCACAGCCGCAGCCAATACTACATCAGGTAGCTTGATAGTTTCAGGTGGTTCTGGTATTGCTGGTAACGTCTACATTGGCGGGTTGGCTAGCGTAACAGGCAACATCACAGGCGGTAATATATCTGCTACAGGTACAGTGACTGCAACTGGTAAGATTGGTTATGCATCAGGCTCTACTGTTACTCAAACTACAAACAGGGGCAATAGTGTAACCATTAACGCACTGGCAGGTACTATCATTACTACTAGTGCTAGTATGGTAGCAGGGCAACTTGATACATTTGGTGTATCAAACAATCAAGTTGATCCTAACAATGATATTGTGTTGGTACAAGTAGTTAGCCCTAACTTTGGAATGTATAACGTTGTAGCACAGCCATCTTCGGTTATTAGTAGTTTTAATAACGGGTTCTTTTTAACCATTCAAAATATTAGTGGAGGTCCTAGTAGTAACGAGGCAATCACTATTAGATTTATGGTTATCAAGGCACCTAACGCTTAATTGAAATGTTAACTTTATCGGCACAATTAGTCGGTGATATCCGAAATAAAATGAGACTTTCACATAAATAGTATAATAAAGGGAACTTAAAATGGCTACAAATCCACAAGCAGGAGTCGGTGATCCAGCAATATTGCGTCAACTTGAAAGAGAAACAGCGCAACAAAATCTTATTGCAGTTAATCGGCCGACAGTTGTTTCAGGAAGTGAAACAACATTCAATCAAGCCGTTGCTACCACCGGCACAAATTCAGTAACAATTACTCAGTCTACAAGTAATGACAGCGGTGATATTGTAACTGTGTACACCGGTCCTAGTGCAATCAGCGTAACAGCAGTAGATCAAACTATCAACAATTATAAAGGGGTGGGCGCTACAGGTGCTACCGGCATTCAAGGAGCGACTGGCGCGGGAGCCACCGGTGCAACAGGTGCTGCAGGTGCTACCGGCATTCAAGGTGCTACTGGTCCACAAGGAGCAACAGGTGCTGCAGGTGCTACCGGCATTCAAGGAGCAACAGGTGCTGCAGGTGCTACCGGCATTCAAGGAGCAACAGGTGCTGCAGGTGCTACCGGGCCGCAAGGAGCTACAGGTGCTGCAGGTGCTACTGGTCCACAAGGAGCAACAGGTGCTGCAGGTGCTACCGGTGCTACTGGTCCACAAGGTGCTACTGGTCCACAAGGAGCAACAGGTGCTGCAGGTGCTACCGGCATTCAAGGAGCAACAGGTATCCAAGGTGATGCAGGTGCTACCGGTGCTACTGGTCCACAAGGAGCAACAGGTGCTACCGGTGCTACTGGTATTGATGGTGCTACTGGTGCTACCGGGCCGCAAGGAGCTACAGGTGCTACAGCAACGAATGTGTTGACTGTTACCAATGACACTGATTTAGGTAATTCTGCTGCTACTATCAACACAACAGGCAAGAGTCAAGGTCTAATGGTGTTTAGCACAACCGGTAATTTAATTTGGGTCGCGGGTGGTTCATCTGCAACTAGTAGCTGGTATGTAAGTGATGGTGGAACGGCAATCAATCCTACTCCATAAATTTACGCAAGACTTCACCTAGTATAAGTAATCATATAGATTTTTATACTAGGTAAACCACATATGCGCTTCCATATTTTAGGCCTCCCCCATACGGTCACAAGCAAAGAATACAATGCTTGTGCCTACACGCAGAAAGTTGTCAAGTTTGGCAAGATGATGAAGGCAAGAGGGCATGAAATCATACATTATGGTCATGAAGATAGTGACCTAGTGTGTGATGAGCATGTCACGGTTATAGGCAATAGTGACTTACAAAAAGCATATGGCAGTTATGACTGGCGTAAGAACTTTTTTAAGTTTGATATTAACGACCACGCATATCAAACATTCTATAAAAACGCAATCACTGAAGTGTCCAGGCGCAAACAAAAACACGATTTCATATTACCCTTCTGGGGTAGTGGTGTAAGACCTGTGTGTGACGCACATCCTGATCTAATAACCGTAGAACCCGGTATTGGTTATGCAGGTGGACATTGGGCACGATGGAAGATATTTGAGAGTTATGCTATCTATCACGCATACTATGGACTACCTGCTGTGGGGAATTGTAAGCAAGATTGGTATGATGCTGTGATACCAAACTACTTTGACACAGACGATTTTACATACAACGATAAAAAGGAAGATTATTTCTTGTTCTTGGGTCGTGTATACGAGGGCAAGGGCGTACATGTTGCTATACAAGCAACAGAGGCGGCAGGACAGAAACTAGTAATTGCGGGACAAAAGCCCGACAGTATGACATTTCCCAAACATGTAGAATTTGTGGGCTATGCCGATATTCAGAAGCGCAAAGAACTAATGAGCAAAGCAAAAGGAGCTTTTGTTCCAAGTATGTATATAGAACCTTTTGGCGGAGTTCAAGTAGAAATGTTGTTAAGTGGTACCCCTACTATAACAACTGATTGGGGTAGTTTTACAGAGAACAATATACATGGATTGACGGGATACCGTTGTCGCACATTCGATCATTTTGTATGGGCTACTGAAAATATAGAAAACATCAAACCCGAGAATTGTAGAAAGTTTGCTGAAAACTTTACATTTGAGAAAGTAGCACCTATGTATGAAGAATACTTTCAAATGGTTTTAGATGTATATCAAGACAAGGGCTGGTATCGTAGACATAATCGTAGTGACTTGAACTGGTTGACTAAGCAACTACCCGTGAATATCTGAATTTAGTTTAAGTTGATACAATCCGTAAAAAAGCCCCACTTAAAGGGCTTTTTTTATTTTATTTTATCTAGCATATGATTAGTAAACTTACTTTCACACATGGCGGGCACTTCAATAAACGGATCTTCTAGGTAGAATGGACATCCGTTTTTCCATTTACCATTTTTCTTAAAGAACTTCAATTCCAGCAAATCTTTTTTATTTGCAGGATCAAACTCTTTACGAGGATTAAACGATCGGCGAAATGTTTGTAGATTCATATTAGTATATTAGGGGCCGAAGCCCCGTTAATTAGAAAGGAGCGTCTTCTACTACAGCAAGGATTTGCTCAGGAGTCACATCTTTCTTTTTGCCACGTGCTTTGATAGCATCGAGGCTTGGCTTAGTCTTCTTAACTTTGACTTCACCTTTATTTGCTTCTTTAGTCTTATCAGCCAGGGTATCAGCAATAGTTGCCTGATCTGATGGGTTAGCGAACTCGGGAAGAGTAGCAATATACTTCAATGCTTCAACCTTAGTCATCTCTGACGGCAACTCTACGAAATCGACACGGGTAGCGCCACCTTTCGTAAATTGTTTGATGCGGCGAACCATGTCATCAGTGAAACGAACCTTAGCGTTACCATTGTGAATAGTAATACCAGCGACTTTGAAAGTTTGATTAGAATTAGCCATTTTGTTTCCTTTAAATAAAAGCTAAGTTTAAAAATGTACTGATATTACTCAGCACTGTTATAATGATAACACAAAAGGACATTATTGTCAACCATTGTGTTGCCCATTATTCGTTAGGCCGGAATGGCCGATTCAGAAATCAACAACCTGCCATACATAGCACGGGCCATACTGATTGCCGCATATGGATTGTCAGCATTAAGGTATACACGACCGAATCCAGCGCCCGGTTCATCTTTGTATTTTACCATTACAAAATAACTGTTCATTTGTTTCCCCAAAGAAGTGTTAAACCTACGATTACCAATAGTGCCCAGCCAATTGTGTTAGCATATGACCCAATAAATTCAAAAATTTTACTCAGCATTTAGCTCTCCAAGATATAAGGTTTGTTCCAGTTACCGATGTTCACATCCACATACCAACCCACGTCAAAGTAGTCAGTTTGGACGTCCGAATTGTCGTGGTTACCACTGTTCATTGTAGTGATAACTTCTTTGAGGAACGACAATGCCTTGCCGTTGAAGTGTTCTTTGTACCAGTATACGTTAACATCCAACGAACGATTCTTACGAATGTACTCAATTTGTTCCTGAGACATTTTTTTGCCATAGACAACTTTGGTATCGGTTTCGATAAAGTTTTCAATAAAGTCAATCGAACCCGACTTGATGTTCAGGACAAAAGTAGAATGATTACGAACAGCAAGCGAACCTTTGACACCGTACTTTTTCAGGATAGCCTTGATAGCAGGAGCTTTTTGCTGTTTGCGTTCTTGATTGAAGTAAGCCATTTCGTTTCCTTTAGTTGACTGTCTAAGATTCTATTATATACCCAAACTGATTTATTGTCAAGCCTTGAGAATTCGGTAAGTCACGCCCTGAGCAGTTTTTACCTTTTCCAGACCTTCGTTCTCATAGCACATTTCCAAGAGAATCAGGCCCTTTCGATCACGGACTTGTGCTTTGTGTACTTTTACACTAATAAATTTTTTGCGATATTCGATGAATACTTTTTCAGCACTGTAGACCAGTTCTAGGGCCAATTTAACTCGTTCGGCTTTCAGCTTTTGAGCATCGCTAAAAGTAGTACTATTGACTGCACTACGCATACGTGCGTCACGTTCAGCAAACCAAGCCCATTGACCAGCAGATTTGTACTCTTTTTCCTGTTCACGCATTTCAAGCTCCTTTAATCAATCTATAGACATAGTATATCACCATGTCCATTTATTGTCAAATTTTGGCAAAAACGCTAGGATTGTGTCTGTATCTATTCCTAGATAAAGTATCGGTCCTAGCGTTCCTGTGGCATTAAAATGAATACTTTAGTTCGCCAAAAAGTAATACTACAGTATTAACTATTGATTGTTTTAAAGGGACTAAAATCTTCATCAGATTTTTCGGCTTCATCTAGAACCTCATAGACCCAAGAAACCGGAACATCAAGTACAGCGGAAATTGTAGCAGGATGTGTGCCCTTTTCCAGCATCAATTCAATATCCATATACAATTCGTTTACTTTGCTCATTTTATATCCTTTGTGTTTAAGCCGCTTGTAACATGTTAGCGGGCACTCTCCAATTACCACCAAATGCTTTGCCGTGTTCACGGACGATGATATATTTACGATTGACTTTTTCAACAGTACCGAGTACAGTTTGACCAGATCGGGAATTAGTAAATTTTACTTGCGAACCTGTCCGCAAGGTGAACTTGGCTTTCTGTGCAAGTTGGCCCCTTGCAAACTTGATAGCATCCCCGATAGAGTTGAGGTCTTCATTAGAAAAAGTGCCGGCGATGATAGCACGATTGATTTCCTGCAAAGTCATTTTAAGTCCTTTAGTTAACTATCTAAGATTCTATTATATGCCCAAAACGATTATTTGTCAAATTTTTTGTTCAATTCCTTCAATGTTTCCTCATGCTCAAGGCGACTGAGGGTAACATTATAGAAGAGGTAACCGAACCAAACAAATAATCCTACACCTAAGGCATTGAGTAGTACAACAGTACTAACATTTGATACAATGAAGGTTGCGATTATAGCTACCGGAATAGCGAGGGCAAACAAACCGACGGTTTGAAATAGTGCTTTTTGTTTAAGAGAGAATTGCATTTTGATTTTCCTTTGTAAGAATAGAACCGGTGATCAGAGTGCCACCGTATGCCTGTTGAAACGTTTCTGCTACAGCCTTAACGTAGAAAGTGAATACTTTACCGTTACTTGTAATCAACGTGAATTTCATACTTCCAATTCCTTATCGTTTCAATGCATGTATTGTATCAGGAATTGGATTTATTGTCAAATTATCGGCGTATCAATTCCATGATAATTTTTTGACCAACTTGTGCTTCAACATTGCGGATACTTTGTGAACACTGTGCGTGGATGGCAAACTCACCTTTATTGTGAAATCCTTGACACATTGGAACCATGTAACCATAGTTCGGGCGTTGAATATTAGATGCACAACCGGTAAGCATTGCGACCGTGAACAATAATATTACTTTCATTAGTAACTCCTTATTGTTAAATTTCGGTGCGGTTGGGATGTTTGTCTTTACGACGGTACTGAACCTTAGATTTTGCAACCTTAGGTTTGAACGGTGTGTTGTCATCAAACAACACACGATGGGCACGATGTTTCATCGGCTCAAGTTTGAAGGATATTATTTCTCGTTTCATAACCCATATTATAGCATGAGTTATATTTATTGTCAACTAATGGATAGTTCAATACGCTTGATGTTTTTGATAGTGAAGCTACGCCACTCACCTTTTTCTAAGTCAAAGACACGCAATGCCTTTGTACTGTCGGATTGCTTGCGAGGCTTAGCATCTTCTTTAATTACAACAGGTGGCAATTTACTTTCTTCCAATGTACACTTCATCACACGTTCGGTACCGTCTACCTTTGTGAATGTGATTGTGGCTGCTGTGGTTGGCAATATACTTTTCAACCATTTGTAAATTTGTTTTTCCAACTTGTCATCAATTTCAGATGGGATAGAGGGTGCAATAAATTCAGTTGTCATTTTGTTCTTTCCATGGTGTAAAAAATGTTTCGATCTTTTTGTCATCGGGCCATGATTTTGTGTAATCATTATCTTTATCGCATATAGCCAATGCTTCGGTTATGGTAATAACACGATGAGAGACAATCTGTTCGCCTAAATGTTCTGATGAAAATGATTTTGCTTCATTCAGTGTGACAGTATCAAGCGCCCATTCACTTTTATCTTTACCATAGTTATCAATGCCAATTGGTACTTCAACCATATAGCGTTCACGAAAAGTAGATACTGCTTCAACTAATACCCACTGTGTTTCTTTTTTGGTTAGAGTGAAACTTCCGTCTTTATTATCAGTCCAAACAAGTTCATCGCCTTCTTTCCAACCAGTTTCTTCCATCATTTCAGGAGGAAATTCAATGATGCCATCTCCAGTAACTGGATCTTCCTTTACATCTGCTAACCATCGTTTTGTCATTACATCATCCAAATTTTAATTAAACCAATTAAATCGATTGTAGATATAAGAAGGTAATTGGCAAACATTCCCATACTATTTCTTGTCCATGCGCAATATGCAAAAATTGTACATTGTAAAATAAAGAAAGGATATAATACAAACATAGGAGGATATGGTGCGTACACCGCTACTGCTATCGTACATCCTATACTAATTATCCAGGCAATAACTTCTAAAAAAAATCGTATCTGATTAGATTGATAGTCTTCCTTGATCCACGCTACAGTAGAGGCAACACCTTGTTTAAAATTCATACCGATTTACCATGAAAAGCAATTGCCTCTAACAATACAAGTTCTACCATTTTGTTTAAAGTGATATCACGCTTATGTGCTTCCATTGCCAACTTGAGGATTAAATCATCATCTAGATCAACCGGAACAACAATGCGTTTGTCAAACGGAAGATTATTAAATATGGCATGTGCTTTTTCTAAAAAGTCTTCGCAGACTTCCAACTCAGTATAGTTGGTATCGTCCCAAGCATGAAAAGGTTCTACTTTCCGTTGTTTACATTCATTGATGAATGTTTCACGAAATTCTGGATTTAGAAATCGATATGGACCTGGCAAGTTGTCATCACCGTCAGGCTTAGCACTAACATCGGCTTGATATACTGTTTGAGATACTGTATCAAAGATAACCGAACCATGTGCATAGTCAGATTCAAAGTCCAGATATCGTGCATTGGGACCAAACGATTGCCACTGGTACTCGCTACCGTCTGTAATTCGGTGACTGAAACATTCGATAAACTTACTTAGATGCATGATGATTCCTATATTTTAGATGTTACATTGTACTTCAATATCTATTGAATGTCAATAGAATTGGGAAGGATTTGATGTTCATTCTTCAACTCCGAAATGTTGTTTAATAGTATCTGCTACATGCGGGAAATACTGTGATGAATGATCCATTGAATCTATCAAATCAGCACATTCCCTGACAATCAACTCGGCGAACTTTTCTGAAAACTGTAGCAAGCCCTCATATGTCATAGTATCCCAAGTGTGACTGAATTCACTATCCAGTGTCTTTCCCATAAGTTCTTTAATTCGTTCGTTCATTTTAGAAACCATCCTTAACAATGATTGCCAGGCCCATGATGATAACAGGCATGAGGACGATAATGAGATTAGTAAGTGCAGTCATTTTTTAAATCCTGTTCTGTGTGTGAAAATATAACGACCGTTGACCATTTTACCGCAGAGCACGGTGTTTAGGGCAAAGCCGTATTCCTTCATTACTTCACGCCATGCGGCGTAATAGCCTTTTTTAAATTTACGTTTCATTATGCTGCCTTCCTTGCGCGGATTTGTTGAGCCAGGGTAGGAGCTTCATACTTGGTGTCCCAACCCCAACCTTTGGCATTGTCTTCGGGTTCTTTTTCATACAGGTTGTATGCTTTGCGAGCCATTTGGGCTGTCTTAAATTCAATCTCAGTGACCTTACCGTCGTTGTATTCAATGTAGAAGAATGCACCTGACATGTTTGCTCCGTTGCTTAACTGTCTAAGACTCTATTATATGCCCAAACTGATTTAATGTCAACCTTTGATATAGTCGAACAGGTGCGCCTTATCATAAGCATTTTTTACTACAGGAAGATTGTTACGCCAAATTGCAAACTTTGTTATTAACCGTTCAGTTCTGTCTAGTAAATTGTTTCCGATTACTGGAATAGGACTGATGATAAGTGACAGTATTAACAAAAGTGTTACAAATGGGATCATTGGAATAGTAATCATCCAAAAGATAACATTTAGTTTAAGTTTAGGACTCATACCAATTCTCCTGTATTATCGTCAACACAACCGTAGTACACTGCCTGCAGTGCATCGCCTGCCTTTTTAAATTTACGGTTCTGCTGTTTGACATACTTATCAGCCTCACCATAAAATTGAAACTCTGCCTCGTGTTTGACCTTGTACAGGTTAGGCAGTCCGTTCTCTACGGGATGGACATAAACTATGTGTACAAATTTTGTCACAGGAAAGTCAACCGGGTTATCAGTGTTTGTTACATGATATTTCATTACTTTACTCCGAATGTGTTCAATGCTGGTTGCAATGTGTTGATCAATTCTGTTTCACGACTATGTGCAGGACGCTTGCCACGTACAACTTCCAACTTACCGAATACAAAACGCTCGGCACCACGCTCACGCAAAGCACGGCTCAAGCCCCAGTTTTTGTTTTCTGTCATGGCCCTTTGCATATGCTTTTGCATACGGCGTTTCAATGTCTTGAAAACATTACCGTTGAATTCCATAGCAGTCAAACCAATGTAGTACTCAAGTGTTACAGTATCTTGGATATAGTATATCACTTGGTTACGATCAGTTCTACGCTTGCGGACGATTTTTGAGTTCATAAGTGTATTATATACCCAAAATGATTTATTGTCAACCTTAGACTGCTCGGTACAAACCAAGCATACAGATTCCAACAGACACTACATTTACAACAACTTGGGCGTTGTTGCGGACCCTGTAAGCCCATGAAAGAAAGAATACAGTTCCAAAACTGAATGCTATAATATTATAAGGATCCATGTTTCCAATAGCATTCAGGATGTGACCTGCTACGATGAAAACTACCCCTACCCACTGCAAAATGTCATTTGTTCTATTCATAAGTGTATTATATACCCAAATTGATTTATTGTCAAATTCGGGTATATAGTACTTTTAGTTACACTTTTGTAATTTCTGCTCTCCAGTAGCATTCACGGCTTCCGCCTGTTTCCCAGTGAGCTTTGTAGGCTTTGGCTTCTTCCAGTGTAGTGTAATACCTAGTGTCGTCGGGGTCAACACGTTGCACACCACAGTCATATTCGGTGACAGTGACTTTATACACACCACTTAGTTTGACTTCTGCCATATCGTCTTCCTTTCTCGGGGTTAATATCTACTGTAACTACAGTATAGCAGAGAATCCATTTATTGTCAAATATTGGCTAAAATCGCTAGAAGTGTGTCAGAGTCTATCCCTGAATCCTCTAGCGATTTTGAAGCCCCTGAGGGGGCAAAATGAGTACTTTTATACTTAAACGGTGTCGCTATTATAAGTACTTAAGTGTTCAACTGTTTTAATTAAAATAGCAGTTTGTTTTGATAGAACATCCTTTTCCCACGGTAGTGTATCATAATTGATGTTTGGGTCCACTGAGATTTGGCGACCATTCCAAATATATCTGCCATTACTAGTAATTCCCAATTTACCAGTTTTGATTTGATTTAAGTGTATTAACTCATGCACCAATACCTGCGGAATCTCGGTACTAGTTAAAACATTATTAATATTAATTCTATTTTTAAATCTAGGATTTACAACAGTATTGCCGTATACTGACACATGCATTTGTGCAAATACAATTTCAATAGTATCTGGAATATCTAATATGGTAGAAACAAATTCACATACTTTGATACTTATTGATTCTCTCTCAATATCCTGATCATCACTTTGGTAAATAAATCTAATTTTCGGCATTAATGTATTACCTGTCCTATTGATGTGTTTAAATATTCTTTTATATAAAGGTGTAGTTCTTCTTCGGTATAACCCATTTCACCTAATCTAGAAACTAATTCACAAAATAATCCAAAAGTTAAGGTGCCGTCTACATATTTTTCATCTTCATTTTCACATTCAAATTCATCGATTTGTGGGAAAATAACTTCATCTATAAATTCTTGAGCTAGATTGATACTATGCTCAAACTGCCAGATTTCATATTCTTCTTCGTCTACATCAACTTGAGGATTTTCATCATTCATTTTAATCTTTCACATTATTTGCTACATTAGTATATTCATAATTTACAGTTTCTATATTTTCTCTGAAAACAATAGCACCGTTTTTTAAATGAAATCTTCTTGCCATATTAGTTTTAGGACTTAATGTTACAAATCTAGTAACACTTGGATATTGTTCCTGTATACCCTTAACTGCACGAATAAGTAATTCTGCACCTTTTCCAGCTTTATAACTCCATATAGTATAAAATACTGCCGTTGTAGGGACATGAGAAACATTATGTAAATCATCTACCCCCACTGGAACAAAATCATGAAAACTGACACAGACCATTGCATCTGGATCGTCTTGATTTTCTGCAAGAGCCGCTACTATTCTACCATCACTTACTCGGAAATCAGTGGGTATTTCCGGTCTTACCGGGTCATCTTTTATAAAGCTTAATAATTTGTGTGTTAGGTCTGTTATGAAGTGTAGCATAATGTTATTTAGTACAGGTAACAAAATATGCTGATAAATAGCATATGGAATATAAAACTTGGTCGTCGGGCTTAAATGGATATAAGAAACACATCCTATCTGATAATGAGTTTATCACCACATTAACTGATTGTGAAGTCAAAAAGGATAGAGATATAACATCTATTTTCCAAGATCATATTGAGGGTAAAAATCATGTAGAAGTATTATACAGCGGTGGTACCGATAGTGAATTAGTTTTGTTAACACTGCTTAAAGCAAAAATACCATTTACCGCTGTAACAATGGTAATTAAAGTAGACGGATGCATATTAAACACCCACGATTTATATTATGCTGAAAAGTTTTGTAGAGAACACAATATTGACCAAAAAAATATAGATTTTAATGCAGGTTCTTTTTATGAAAACGGCGATTACTTAGATTACTTGACTCCATACAGAATAATAGAACCACATGTTGCTAGTCATTTTTGGTTAATAGAACAATTAAAACATCCTATTATGGGCGGTGATTGGCCGTGGGTGCATAAAAATAAATTACAAAAGGTAATTAGCCCAATTAGATTAAGTTATGGGTGTTATGAATTGTTTATGAAAGATAAAAATATCGACGGCATAGGCAATATGATAAATCATAGCTTAGAATCAACATGTAAATTTATTCAATTACAGTTAGATAGTATTTCACACCCTGATAAAGATTACCTAATTAAGAATGAAATGTATAGCAAATTATATCCATCAATAGAGACTAGACTAAGAAGCTATGGATGGGAAAGATGTCCTAAAAAAACATTTGATATAATAAAATATAAGATCGAACTAATAAAAAAATCGGGACTAGTTACTCCAGGCATTCAATGGGGTGATACTATTGCAAAATTGTTAGATACTACTGAACGTGAGAATAAAAGCTTCAAATGAATAATGCGTATGAATCATTTTCACATGGTTTAATATCTAGTAAGATTTGGCTATGTGATGAATTAGAAAAAGCAATGCATAATAGAGGAATGGTTAATCCTGCTGTTAATATACTTGGCTCTTGGCATAACACACTAGCATTTATGATGATTGTTAGAAAACCAAAATACTATGGTGTATTTAATTGTTATGATTTAGACAGTAATTCAATTGACGTTGCAAATAAAATATGTGATACATGGAAATATGAATATCCAAAGGTATATAATCACGTGGCTGATGCGTCAAAAATAAATTTTACTGCAACAGGTAGTGAATCTATTTTTATTAACTGTAGTGTTGATCAATTTGAAGGAGTCGAATGGTATGATAAGATTCCTGATAACCGTTTAGTATGTTTACAAACAACTAACTTGAATGTTGGTCACTCATTGTGGGAAATAAAACAATCAGTAGATTCAATTGTAGAGTTTACTGAAAGATATAAAGTCAGTACATTACTTTATAGTGAACAAAAGAAAATCGAATATTCTGGATTATCTTATATACGTTATATGATGATTGGTATTAAATAATCCTATTAGAGCCGATTACTTTGCATATCAAAAATTATAAACAAAAAAATAGACCCCGAAGGGTCTATTTTACATTGTGGGTCCGTTCCCACTTCGCATACCAACTGTTCCACCTTCTGCCTCGATTCGTTTGATAACATCCTCGAATAAGATAGGAGTAAAATCAGTTTGTTCAACACATACGCAATGATAACGGACATCGTTTTCTATGCTGTATAATGTTGCACCTGTCTTAGCGTCAATTCCCCTAGCCTTTTTCACTCTACTAGTATGTAAGTGACCATGAATGTTGACGCCAAATCTACCTAAACTTGCTTCATGTAACGGGATATGACTTAATATCATTCCGTTCATTACATGATATGCACGTAATTCACGGAAGTAAGTTCTATATTCATCATCACAGAAGATATCATGGTTGCCACGAATCAAGACTTTATCACCGTTTAATCGTGCTAACGTCTTTAATGCCTTACGATTGATAACTACATCACCTAAGTGATAAACTTTATCGTTAGGGCGTACCGTTGCATTCCAACGTTTAATCATTTCCTCATCCATTTCATCTGGATCAGTCCATGGACGAATCTTTGTGACTCCGTCTGCTTCTGTAAACTTACACACTCCGGCATGACCAAAGTGGGTGTCACTTGTTAAAAAGGTTGCAGGCATTATACCCTCTCTTTCTTTACTCTACCTATTCGGCTTTCTTTGTTCCAGTCATACGCAATGCCATCTGGGCACTTGCCGTCAGTTACACTATCAACACCGAACATACCACATACTTCAAAGTTTGGACCCACGATAGATACAAACTCATTCAGTGACTTAGCATAATCCATTGCTGATAGCAAGTCTGTAAATTCTAGTTCCTTTATTTTATACATTACATTCCTTTACGCCACTAACCAATTGTCGTTTTCTTTCAATTCAATTGATTCAGAGCCATCATACTCATTTACTTTAAACAATGTACCTTCTGGTATCCACATAACCTCCAAGTCTTTCATGCCACCTGTGTATATATCTGGATACTTCAATGTTACATATGTTGCCAATTCCTCAAACTGTTTTTTCTCAACAAACTTTACGATTGCTGGATCAAAAAGAATTTCAGGATACTCATAGTTCCATGTGTACCATCCTGCACCAAAGCCAGGACTATACAACACTGCTACATTTCCATCTTCGCTTAACTTGTTCATCTTTCCCATCCTAGTTTAAACGTTCTCCAGTTATCAACGTTTGGCTTTTCATCTTCGTCATATGTCCAACCTAATGCCTTCATCATACGATGCTTGACCAATAAGTTTGGACTGCGAAACCTACCAGTGTCATCAAACCCCATCATAACACCTACTTCACAAACTGCACCACTGCGACAGATACCTGCAAAGCAATGAACAACAACATTCATTCTATTGTCTTTGGCATGTTGCAATAGTCTTACCAATTCGTTTGCTTGTTCTTGACTGCAACGCATTGCCTCATCAAGAACCACATCATTCTTTTCTACGTCTAAGAATTCAAAATTGTGAATCTCTTTGAACTTGTGAGCAGGTGTTGGTCTCCAACTACCTGGGTCAACAATGCTAATCAGCATACTATTCTCGCCGGCTTCGTGATGAAACCTAGTAGGTATATCTGCGGCGGCTACGTTTTCAATCCACATTTCTAACTCCTTAATACCTTATTATATACCCAAACTCTTTTATTGTCAAACTTTGGATATGGGAAAAGGTGTTGTATTTCTACAACACCTTTGGGGGTTACGTTAGCACTTTAACATGCGTAACGATAGTTCATAATTGTCTTTAGCATTACGCCTTCTGGGGTGAATTCAGAAGGATCAGCACCTAGCAAACTTGCCATGATGCTTGGGCTAAAGCCAGAGACTAGAGCCGCACCACTATTGTCTGACTTGACAGGAGCATTGCCCTTACTGTTCAAGTTCCAGAACACTACGCTAGGCGCAGTGTAGCCGGCTGCTTCATACTTGCGTTGGATCATTTCCATTGCAGAATCATCGTGGGTTACACATTGATTAAACTGCATGTCAGAAAGGATCAACAACATCTTAGGCATATCGCTTTCAGGAACAGAGTTCTTGACTGCAACACTTAGGATCTTGTCCATAGCCTTGTGCAAGTTAGTGTCCATTGCCCACTTAGATTGAACCATTTGGTTAATCTTCTGAACGATATCACCCTTCAGAGTAAGTAGTTCAGGGGTACCACTGAAAGTCAAGAATGTGTCCTTGAACGCACCCTTGTTCTTGTCAGCTAGGTATAGACCAAGCGAAACAGCAACGTCCAAACATGTTACAGAACCAGTTCCGCCTGCTGGGCAAGACATAGAACCAGATACGTCTACCAATGGTAGAATGTTTGCATCGTTCATGTAGTTAGGCAATGCGTCCCATTGTGCGGTTACGTGATCCAACTCAGTCTTACCCAAGTTAGCACGGCCGTACGGGGAAATCATACCCTTCAAGACTTCATGAGGGAACACTGCCGAAGCATTGACCTTCACAGTCTTGTCACCACTCACCAACTTAGCCACATATTCAGCGAATGTAGTAGAATGACGGTTGAACGCCTTCTTATAGATTCGTGATGCCTGTGAAGGCACATGTGAGTAGTTGATATTATCCCAATCATTCGCACACATTTGTGTTTCAACAACCTTAGTCATTGACACAAGTTGCTTACGATATTGCTTAGGAGTCATTCCGAAGAATTCGCGGATTTCACGTGCAACTTCGCCCTTACGAGGAGTCCACTTAGCTGCCAAGCCATTCTTTGCACGAAGGTTTTCACCTAGCAAAGTATATGCCTTAGCCTTAAGATCCTTGTCCTTAAAGACAAACAAGTCATCGAAACGACCTACTTCAGGAATCTTAACTAGCAAACGTGCTGCCGCTTCTGGGTCATGCTTTTCCAAGTATGACAAGATATCACGGAACAGTTGTCGTTCGCCTGCACCACCACGTGCATCACGTGCCCACAAAGCCACACGCAGTGCGAGGTCCTTGTCTTGCACATAAGCCGCAGTGAATGCTGGGATAATGTTCTTACCACGGCTTGCACCGATGTTGTAGAACAGATCAACCACTGAGTTAGCGGTTGACTTACGAGCCTTCATGCCATTGGCAGTACGGGCTTCTTGATTTGCTACTGCGTTTACAAATGCGTTCATTTTCTTTTCCTTTATCAGAATGTGTTTTTTTCAGTTATTGGTTGAAATTTAAATTTGCTGTTAACATTCTATGTCTCTAGCAGGATGAGCGTAACTGGTGTTTTTATTTTCTGGTCAGCCTTTCCCCTGTATATCGGTTCAGTTACCTTGACCCTATCAACAATTCATGTTGACTATCTAGTAATTGTGTCTGCTACTAGCAACATACAAAGTCTTTCCAATGTGTCGTCTATTCCTTCAATGTCTAGTTTCCTAGAACAGTATTTCTACGGTGTCCTGCGACCATCTTCTATAGCAGTTAGTTCAGATTTAATGTTTAATTTGCTGTAATCATCCTAGAATACAAACAGGATCGTTGTTGACTGCTTTTATTTTACTCAGGCCATCACTCTGAGTTTGCTGGGCCATTTCAATAGTTACCTTTCAACACTCGGTGGTTTTACGCACTCTGCTCCAGTTAACTACCATGGTGACCAGCGATCCATAATAATATGAATGTTGCTGTACCGATCCTAAAACTCTCTACAAGCATCTCTGCTTACTATGTGTTAATTATATACTAATTGAATCAACTTGTCAACAACTTTTTTAAGTTTGTTTTCCAAAAGATTAAATAAATATATGAATCTGGACAACATCATCTTTTTACCAATTGATATTCCTAGACTCAATTTGGATAGAAATCAAGTTCTCGAATATTTTAATGATCGAAAAACTAGGCATCAGGATTGGGACTGGGTTGAATTTAAAAAATATAATCAACCTATAGATTCTGATTTGCGTGAAATTTTTCCCAATCTTGAAAAAATTGTTCGTATGCTGCCATTTGAGGATTTTGATAATAAATTACACATTGATTTTAGAGAACAGATTTTATACAATAAACCTCATCAAGATCCTATTTCAAAAAATATAGTGGGCAATATAATAGGACCTACATCATATAAAAATCTTGTAATGAGAGATGTTTTGGAAACATTTTATGTATTGCCAAATTCTAGTAATCCAAATGTGGTTCAATACGATTCTCGATCTAGATTTGAATTTAATCCAGTATTTCCTATATTACCTGAAGATACTAATTGGTTTGCGTTGAATAATCACAAAGGTTTTCACGGATCTTTTCTTGCTCCAAAAAAATTTAAAAAGATTACAATGTTTTTTGCAGGCCCGCTAGATGAAAAAAAACATCAAGACTTACTAGAAAGAAGTTTTGAAAAATATAAAAACTATATAATTTATAATTAATGAATAATATAATCTCTACTCCTATGACTATAATCAAATCATCCGACTGGGAACAATGTTGGTCATTATGGAATAAGGAAATGAGATATATACCTAAAATTTCTAAGAACACTAATCAAAATGCTGTAGAGAGGGTTTAATATATATCATCCTAGAATACAAACAGGTTAGTTGTTGACTGCTTTTTGAATAGGGCCATCACTCCTATTGCGATAGGTGCATTTCAATAGTTACCTTCAACGTCCGTAGACTCCAATAACTACCATACATTCTATCAGTTCAAATAAATGGTGTATTGATGTGACTAACCTTTTAATCTTTCAATACACGTATTGTATCACTGTATTGATTTATTGACAATTGCTTTTGAGCAATGTTCTTGGCGGAAACGGTGAGATTCGAACTCACGGAACCTTTCGGTTCTTCGGTTTTCAAGACCGACGCCATAGGCCACTCGACCACGTTTCCATATATGGCATCCCCCGAGGGACTCGAACCCCCACGAACGGTTTTGGAGACCGACATGCTGCCATTACATCAGAGAGATATATTTATAGATTTTTTCTAATACGTTTTAGATATTCACGACCTACAAGTCCTGCTTCAACTTCTTGTAGTGCAGTAACAATAGGACCTGCTTTAATATTAAGTGTAGACCTATGCCCTCGTTTCAGTTCTCGTACTCGTTGTGAGGCAATGAGGACTAAATCAAAACGATTCCCCACCATATTAACTGCATCTTCACTAGTGTATCTTGCACGGCTTTCTGTCATATTTTCTTTCAGTTAAAAATTGTATTATAGCTTAGTTTTGTTAAAGTGTAAGCAGTTTTTGGGTATTTTGAACTATAGATGATATTAGATCGTAGTTCGTAAAAATTTTACGATAGTTATACTCAGTAGCAGACCACCGAAATTGATTTACATTGTTCCAGTTGTCCCTAGCATAATCTAGTATAGTTTCATAATACAACGGAACAAAATCAATATTTTTTCTTGTCATCCCCTCTCATCTTAACTTTACTTTGACTTCTGGATTCAGTTTGATACTTAAGAAATTTTTCTTAAAGTTTTTGAATATGTCTTTTGCATTCTTGTAGTCCGAAAGTAACTGTATGAACTCAGGTCTAAATCGTTCTATAACTTTTCGTTGAGTTATACCATTAGCACTATTTTTCATAATGTCATGTAATGACAGGTTGTGTGATATCTTGGCTATTCTTATATCAAAGAAAGGACTAAAATGAAAATTGTTATTTAGGTGCCACATCTGATGGTCATGGTAACATGTATTGAAAAAATACTTTCTTAATTCGGCTTCGTTATCAAAGTCGCTGACGCCTACTTGACTAGGATGATTAGACGGTCTTTTCATAAACCAATACATGTAGTCAGTTTCTTTCAACATATCTTCCTGCAATATTTTTAAATACTTGGCTATGGATAAAGATTGCGTTACTTCTCGCAAAGTAAATCTTTCACCGTAAAAACCAGTAATATACCAGGATGGGTTTTTGTACGTACTAGTTATAGTGTAACCCCAATAGTTATTAGTAAGGTTGTCGATCAAATCAGATTCTACTTCTCGTATTCGTCCAGTATGCTTAACACCAGTATCACCCAATTTAGGCAAATAAACATTAAGATCATAATCATGTCTAATACTGTCTAATATCGCCCAACTAGTTAATGTATCTAGTCCACCAGAAAATAATACATTCATTCTGCCAATCTGATTGTACTTGTAAAAGTTGATTGTGTTTTTATGCAATACATCGCCTATTCTTTCTGCCGCATCGTCAATAGATATAGGAGAAGTATATATAGGTTCTTGCGGTAACTCATAAGGAGTTCGAATAAACCCATCTAAATTAATATTTGTATACTCTTCCCCGCGTTGAAAAATAGGAAAAGGACGAATAATGTAGTGATGTATCTTGTAAGTATTGTCATATGAGATGACACACCACTTGCCGGCTGGCTGATAACCATTTAATATATCTTGGAGTGCATCAGCAAGTACGCAGTCAGTACTATATCCTTTGTACCAAACTGGTACTCCGAACACTTCTGAATGAAACCATGCATCATCTATGTATAGGCTAGTGTGTACATGAGTTAAAGCTTTGATAGGACTAGATTCGCCTATATAAAAAAACATTTGTACTTCACCCTTATCAACTTTGGAGCGGGTACCGAGAATCGAACTCGGGCTCTAACCTTGGCAAGGTCACAGGCTACCATTACATCATACCCGCATTTTTCGTTTCAACATGATGTAGTAGTATTTAATACCACGCCATGTTGGAAATAAATTAAATTCTATAATAGGAGTAACTTCTTTGGAAATGTTTCCATAAGCACGATCAATAACATCTTTACTCTTGCTCATAATTACTCCTATGTATTTGGTACATCGTGACGGGATCGAACCGCCGACCCTCTCCGTGTAAAGGAGACACTCTACCGCTGAGTTAACGATGCGTAATTTTATTTAATTCAATCTGCATGTCTTGTTAAGAAATTAACTCTAACTTTTTTTGGACTGAAATATTTTCTCACAATATTCTGTGCTTTGTTGATATCAAATTCTTTACAACTAAAGATATCAAAATATGCAGTACTATCTAATTCCATAAAATGTCCACATATATTGCTAGTAGTAATTAACTGCATCAAACTATAACCTTGTTTAGGATCTCCGGATAATAGATATTCAATAATAGGTTCACCATGCGCTACCATATCGATTTCTTTTACCAAAGCCTTTACAAAGTTATAAATAGTTTGCCGATTGTCAATGTTTTTACATCCACTACAATCTAACATCAAATGATATCCCCAATATGTATTATCCACCATGGTTACTATCTTTAACTTCTGTATCAATATCAATAGTGGATGATTCAATACGACTAGTTCCCGATAAAGGTTGTTTGTCTTCATCTACTTGATTTTTTTTAAAGATGCTATCCCAATTATTATTAAAAGTGTTTAAATCAACACTGTAGGGACGTGGTCTACTACCTTTACTCACTTTGAGTCCTTTCGAGCACCTCGTGATTGTGATTTTGCAATCTCGACAAAGCTACGAATGTATGCACCACGAACGTGATTATCACAAATCGTTGACGCCATGCGTTTTACTGTTTTATCAACTTTGACCGCTTTAGGATCATAACCTCTACATGTCATACTAACTCCTTTTAAAATTTAAATTGGTCTCGGATGTGGGATTTGAACTCACGTTATTCCTGCTCCCAAAGCAGGTGCCATCGACCAGACTAGGCGAATCCGAGTAAAATTGTTAATCGTTCTTCTATGTTCTCAGTTGAGAGAATACGAACAACTTGATATCCATAACTACTTATTACTTCATCACGGATCCTATCTTTTTCTTTGTCGTGCCATTGAACACCGTCAATTTCTATGACAGTATTTCCTATTACAAAATCTGGGTAATACTTGTCAATCCTTTTATTGTGTTCAAAGACTATATTATGTCTTGTTAAGAAGTCAAATGCAACTTGTTCAGGGTAAGACATTTTCTTTCTATTCCCTGCCAATTTGCGATTTGGATGCATTTCTGGGAAGTCTCGGTGCAATTGCTTGCGCCACTCTGATTTTTCTTTTCTTTTTTCTTCTGTCCAGTATTCTTTAGTACAAGCAGGTGACTGCGCAGTAAGTTCACCCGAATCATATTTCTTTTTTAACTTGTCGGCGGCAGACTTCAATGAAGAATTGTTTTCCTTAGTAAGGCCTGAATTCCAAGACCCTACACGATTTTCATTATAAGCCTCAATGAATGTAGTTTGTCGATAGGGGTTAGATTTGCACAACCTTTCGTGGTTGCGTAGAGAATTAAGATTCTTGCATTCTTTATTGCAGTGTTTACATATTAGCATGTATGTATTTATGCCTGTAAAGCAGATGCGCTAACCAGGCTGCGCTACACTCGGATTTAACTTGGTATCATATGTGGTATGTATGGAACATTTCGTGGACCATGTCTTTGTTCAAAAAGCTTTTTGGCTTCTTGTACATTGGGAGCATAGACTTTATCTTTCTTGTCGCCTTCTGGTGTGCGAACTGTTGTTTCATACATTGGCATATAATTCTCCTAATTGGATGCGGGTGACAGATTCGAACTGCCGATGCTCCGAGCTTATGAGACTGGAGTGGTGACCAACCCTACCCGCGTAATTTATAAATGTATTTCTTTTTCACTTACAGAGCCAGTCTTATCAGCTGGGTGCGAAACACACTTATAAAATGAGACTGCTACTTACACCACATAAGCCCAATCTCTGAGTTGTTACACTGTCCACGTATTTCTTCTTCTGGTAAAGGTTAGCGTTCCTCACCCCAGGAGTTTTCAGTATCCCCCAACAGGGACTGTAAGGTCAGGTCCTAGTGTACCCCCTGGTCTATCGTTACAGGGACGCACTTTCATAACGTGAAAGTGTAAGCCGGGTTTATTGGTGGAGGAGACAGGGATCGAACCTGCGACCTATTGCTTGCAAAGCAACCGCTCTCCCAACTGAGCTACGCCCCCATATAAAAACACACTTGATATAGTAGCAATGCTATCACGGATGAACCCGAGTTTAATCAAATATGTTTTTATATGGTGCCCCAGAGGAGACTCGAACTCCTAAAATTTGGCTTCTAAGACCAACACGTATACCAATTCCGTCACCGGGGCAAAAAACTGTCATTTAAATTTTTAAAGAACAAAAGACAGTATAACAGAAAACTATTTATCTGTCTACTGCTTTTGGATAACTTGGAGCGGGGTAAGAGAATCGAACTCTCCGCATCAGCTTGGAAGGCTGAGGTATTACCACTATACGAACCCCGCATGTATTCTGGAGTAGGTGACAGGACTCGAACCTGCATATTACGGATTTGCAATCCGGGCCCTCACCATTCGGGTCACACCTACATATTGCTCTGCATCCCTCGGCGGTAATTATAGTACATCAGACCTTTGGAGTCATCACACGTACCTTCCACCCGCTTCCCGACAGGGACCGTTCTCGCATTGCTAGCGGCCTTTCGGTTCAAAGACT